AGTCCTCGAACGAGTCCACCGTCTTAAGTGCCTTGTTTACCTCACCCAGCGGAACGTGGAACACTCTAGCGGTATCGCGCAACACACCCTTATCCTTGAAGTATGAATAGGTGGCGATGCTGGCTACATTCTTAAACTTCCGTGCCAGATATTCCTTTACCTCTCCGCGACGGGTGTCCTGAAAATCGGTGTCAATATCTGGGAAGTCGTTACGCTCCTCGTTGATGAACCTCGCAAAGAGCAGGCCGTACTTGATTGGGTCAACCTGTGTAATACCTAGTAGGTAGCACACCAGGCTTCCTGCCGCGCTACCGCGCCCAGGACCAACGAGAATCCCCTTGCTGTTCGCCCACTTGATCATATCGGCTTCGATCAGGAAGTAAGACGAGAACCTCTTGTTCTTGATTACCTCCAACTCGATGCCAAGACGCTTGACATATTCCTCGTTCTTGTCCAGCCCACGCTTTTTCATAGCAGCGTTGCACATAGATACGAGCCTGTCATCAGGGTCGGTCTTTGGCACAGGCAGCAATTCTAGATTCTTATTGTAGTCGTAGTCCCCAACCTCATCAGCAATTGCCACTGTGTTCTCGAAGATATCCTCACGAGTAATTCCCTGCTCTGCCAGAGTCTTGGCCGCATCCATTCGTGACTGAATAAACACGTCAATCTCAGCGAATGAAATGGGGCGGTCAGGGTACAGGTAGTTGTATCTCTCGAATACGTCCTTGATTTCCTTAGACTTGGCGTAGGTGGCACCGTCAGCCAACTTCGGCTTCGTGGACAGAATCAGGAGCGCCTCTTCTACGGCCCTCTGGTCCTCTGTGGCAAAGTGGCAGTCGCTCGTGACTACCGGCTTCACACTGTAAAGGTCTGCCAATTCTAGAAGCGTGTGATTCAATTCGGCAGGGTTATGTGGCTGAATCTCCACATAAAAGTTCTGATCGAAGTTATCCTTGAACCAGCGCATCCACCTGTGAGCGTTGTCCATATCTCCGCGCTCGATAGCCTTGGATACAATTCCATTCATGCATCCAGACAGCACAATAAGGCCGTCAGCATTCTCTGAGAGAACCTCGGCGTCAATTCGTGGCTTGCGATAAAATCCTTCCGTCCAGGCAACCTCTGACAACCTATTCATATTTGCCAGACCCTTCTGATTCTTGGCTAGAAGGATAATGTGATTGAATACCTGGGTATTGTCGTCGCGGTTCTTGACAGCGCGACGGTCGAAACGGTCTGTCTCAGAAATGTATGCCTCGACTCCGAGGATTGGCTTTAGGCCTGCTTCCTTAGCGGCCTCCTGTGCCTCTCTGTGGACCGACAGCGTTCCGTGGTCTGTGAATGCTAGGGCGTGGTGGCCGATACTCTTGGCGGCGTCCAGCAACTCTGCTGGCGTACACAGCCCGTCCATAAGTGAATACTGCGAATGGCAGTGAAGATGTACAAAATCTCCTGCGTACAAACTAATCTCTCCTCAATATTGCGATTACCGCAATCGTAGTGAGTCCCGTTACTCCAACAACGACATACGGGATCTCGATAACTAAGTATCCTATTAAAACTACTAGTGCAAATAGTACCAGAAGTGTGAATGCACCAGCAAGTATCTTTTCAAAGAACATAATATCTCCTAATGAGTGAGGGGCCGGTTTCCCGGCCCCTCCCCCAATTACCAAGCGATATCTGTGGTATCCTCTGAGGAACCTGAGTCCTCTTCCTTCTCCATGCCGTAGAACTTGGCCTGCTCCTCGTAAGGAACGCTGCGGGTGCAGATAGCCTCTAGGTCATAGAGTTCGTAGTGGCTCACATCTTCGTCATCCTTATTTGGTAGAACCACAAGGCTGTACGAGGTGTTGTTGAAGCCTCCACCGTTCCTCTTGATACGGAACTGGTTTTCAGTGATACCGCCGTACTCATTGGAAATCTCAATAAGAGTCGGGGTGATCGACTTCGGGCCAATGCCCTGGCGCAGAATGGCAACATACGGGTCACCGTCAACCGGCGTTACAAGAACGTTGGCGTACAGGCTCGTCTTGCCGTACCACGAATTCGAGCGCTCTTCCTTAGGAAGAGCGTTGTCCTTCCTGTTCATTTCACATGCGAAGCACTTACCCTCATCTGCTGTGCAGAGAGCCTTTGTGCGGAAATCTCCTGGTGCGGAGTGCTCGATGGCAACTAGAACGCTGCCCTTCTCCGGATTGAATGATGCTGAATTCTCATCAAACTCTTGGAGGAACCTTACCTTGGCCGATTGGCCATCTTCCAACTTAAACCACTTTGCCCTCGGAGTGTCATCCGAGTCCTTGTTGCTCTTGTCAACCAACTTCGAAATTGCGTCAATACCTTTTACTAATCCCATTTTATTATTATCTCCTAGTTATGTAGTTGGGCGCATTAGTGGCCCTGTAGATACTATTATACCATTGATCCAGCATACTCAAAATGGGAAATAGCATTGTTGATGCACTGTGCTACTGCCTCTTCACCGTGTGATTCGAGTATGTCTGTAGCGTCCTTTAAGTCACCGGGGTATGTCTGCTTCCAACTGTATTGGGCCAGCAGAATCTCTTTGTGCCTACCTAGACGCTTAATCATTTTCTCGATGTATGCCTTACCAGCAACATCGTAATCTCTGTTGTCAACGAACAGGATAATCCTGTCAAAGTACCTGGCGAGCAGGTTATACTTCTCGTCTGACATTGCCGTTCCAAGGCAGGCCACCACGTTTGGGAAGCCTGACTGGTACACCGACATTGCATCAAACGATGACTCGACAACGATCACTGTCGAACCGATGCGCTTAGCCCGGTGTAGGTTAAAGAAAACTTTTGAGGTTGGCAGGCCGACACTGTTCTTGAATGCCTTGCCAGTAATCGACCTACCAACCACCCCAACAGGGATGCCATTTGCTGAATGAACCGGGACTGCAACCATATTACGCTTAGCGGAATATCCGATCTTAAACTTCTCTACGGTGTCATCCGTGAATCCTCTACCATTCATGTAAACCATACCGGGGTTGCCGGGGACTAAAATGTCCTTGTGCATCCTGTCGAGGGTTTCCTGACTAAATTCTGTGAACTCGGGTGTGTCAGACAGAACGATAGTCAGGTCTTCCTCGAAATTATCCTGCTCGGAAGGGCTGTGGTTCAGGATAAACCTTGTGGCCTCGAAAGCGTTTCTACCCGTTACCTTACCTACAAGGTCGAGCAGCGTACCGGATGCGCCACATGCAGCGTTGAAACAAATATATCCGTCCTTGGTCTTGGACACGCTCATGCTTGGCGTGTTCCTATTGCCGTGAATAGGACAGAAGCAGAGAAAATCGTGGCCAGTCTCGGTGACAATCGTGACACCAATATCCCGAAGGATCGCCTTTACTTGGCGTTCGGAGTATTTTTTGGTATCAGTTTGCTCCCGCTGAAACCTTCCCATTGATATGCCCTTTTCTTCCCTAAATAGATTCCATAGACAGAGAGGGCAAACAGCCATCTGTCGTTATCAGCATCGTACTCTGTCGCCCATTGTGTGTCAAGATCCAATACCGGGACGTATCCCTTGGACCTCAAATCATGCACAAGCAGGGACTCATACTGAGCCCTTATGCGGGGAATGTCTGAGTCTTGCCTCAGAACCCCGTCGATACTGAACTTGCTGATGTTCTTATGTTTCATTCAGGCATAATTCTGTAGGGGAGTTAATCGATTTCCTCGAAACTCTCCTCAATTATACCCTCATTCAGATTAACATTCAAATATACGTTGAACTCTGTTCCGTGCCTATTCTTGCGGGACACCACCTCAATAATGTCGGTGTCCTGGTGTCTGTGGACAGACATAGCCATATCAGCATCATATTCGATTGCCTTTGACCAGGCCACCTGGCTCAGAAGCGGCGGGGTATCCTGGGTGTTGGTGTCATCCATAGTCACAGCAGAGATAGCCATGACGGGAATATTATTCCTCGTGGCCATCAACTTCAATTCTCTGGACAGGTTCATCATCCTAGGCGTCAGACTCTCAGACATTCTATTGTCCGAAAGCAACTGCATATAGTCACAGACCACTAGATCGGGCTTGTGCTGGTCAATCTTGGACTGAATAACCGCAGGGGTGATCTCGCCCTCACCGGACGCATTGGACACGATTGGGAAACTCTGTCGATCCTCTAGAGTTTTCTTAGCCCAATTCCTGAACTCGTCAGGGTCCACATCACCCTTCTGAAAATCTGACACCCGGAACAAACCGGACGCCATAAGCGCATAGATCCTGTTACGCATATCGTCTGCGCTCATCTCAGCGGACACGATCATGGGCTTGAATCCCTGCTGCCAGGCCTTGACCGCCAGGTAAGCGGTGAACCACGTCTTACCCCTCGACGGATACCCGATCACTACAATGTAGTGACCAGGAGCCATTCCGGTGGGGTAGGACAAATCAATGGAGTCGAAGCCGGTCTTGATACCAGGAGAACCTCCCATTTCCAGAGAGCGCTTCCTGACCGCCTCCATGTGGACCTCTGCCTCTTTCCAGTCAGTCAGGTCCATATCCTTGATAGCGTGAGTGTGCTTGGCAATATCTGAAAGGTCAGCCTCAAGATTGGTAATGACCTTCTCGACTGGATTGCTCTTAAGCCTCTGCCCAGCCTTCATCAGCGCGTCCCTGAGACGTGCGCTGGCATAGTCGTTCTTTAGGTTATCCAGATAATACTGGGTCGGTGATGTTACCGGAACCGCATCAAAATCCCTGAACTTGTCCTGCAACTGGTCAATCGAGGGAACCTCACGATACTTATTCCAGTGGTCTTTGATCTCTTCCCATACGTCGCCGTGTGACTCAAATAGTCTGTCTACATCTGCATCTACGATAAGTGTGCCAATATCCTTGTTCTCGCACAGCGCGGAGATAACTGCTGCTTCGTTGTTAATTTTTCTGCTCCTCCACTCTTCTCTTCGTGTTCCTCAACAGTGTAGCACGACGCTCTTTGTCAGCCGTGATGATGGTTAAATTGTTATCTAACTTATCAAAGTTCTTGTAGAAGAACTCTAGGGAGTGGTCAGTCTTGGTGCGGAAGTAGTATTCCAACACCTCACCGGCGCGTTCAGCGCCGAGACTATCAACCACGTCAGCCATACCCCACTTAGCAGAGTACCTATTTACTACCGGCTTCCTGCCATGCACCTCCCTATATAGGGCGATGTACCTAGAAATCAAAATGTACGCTAGGCGGTGCTTCTCTTTATCGCTTAGTTCTCTTAGGTCTGACATAAATCTCTTCCACCTCTGCCTTAGTATTTTCCATCTTCTCCATCAACTTCGCCTGGACGTACTCGTAGATTCGCTCTACGGCCTCGTCTGTGGTTTCCTCGGCGCGAACATGGTCCGTCAGACCAATACTAACATTGACAGAATTATAGTTCCAAGTCGATTTGAAACTAAGGTTTATCTCAACCTTCGGGGGAGTTGGTGGAGGGCTCAGCCTCTTCTTTTCCATGATTGTGTCCTCCTGTAAATCCGAATACTGCCTCTTGATCGTGCTTCCCAGCGAAGGTAGCAGCCTCTTCCTGATCACTATACACCAACTCGACCCCATGTGTCAAGAGTTGGTTTCCAATCTCTGCCCAGGCATTCGCAATCTCTATCATCTGAGCAGACTCTTCGCGCTGCATGGCAAACTTTTGAGCATACGCAAGCGCATCCATCGCTGACACATAGGCCAACGGAGCGTTGATATTTACTACTATCGACTCTTCCTCGTGAACATGCTTCTTTTTCTTTTTCTTTGCCATTACCAATCTTCCGCTAGGTATACAGGGACAAACTCTCCGTCCTCTGTCCGGGCGTACAACTGCATATCATGCTTCACAGCAGCGCGAACATCAGACTTGCCAAGAACATTCTTGGGCTTGATCAATCCATCCTTACGGGGGCGCCCCAGGTGCTTATTTGCCATGACCTCCTGAATCTGGAAGATATTTTCTTCCGAGAAGATCCTCCGCACCGGCCTACCGTCTACCTGAGAGTATAGCATACCGTCTGATTCTATCTCACCTGCCATTAGGTAGTTGTGAATCTGGCGGGTGGTACGGTTGACGATTTTGGACACCTGACCGATGGTGAAGCCGCGTGAAGCGTGCCGCCTTACATCTGACCATGCAAACATTCGCATGGTACTATCCTCTAGACATAAGGCGACCGCCTCATCACGAGCATAGATAACTCGAACAAGTTTATATAGTTTTCCGTCGATGAAGAAATATTTCCATTTCTTCTTCAACTTAACTACGCTTGGTCGCTTAGCCAACTATGCTTTGCTCCTCTCATAGAGCCATCGTCCAAACGGGTTGTCGTATTTACTGACGTACACTCTCTTGCCACACATGATGCAAAATACATCAATTTTGTTAGCCTCAGAGAACATGGCGTCAACATACATACGACCACCACATTTCTTGCAGTGCATTACGCCTTCTTAATTGAGGTGGCGTTCTTGATAGCAGTGTCGAGGCCTGTCGGGTTGTAGAAGCCTGAGTACGCAGCAACAGCAGCAACGAAGATTGCAATGGCTGACGTTCCCCAAGTCTCTAGCGATAGTCCCTCAGCAGACTGAGCAGCAACCACGACACCAGTAATACCGGCGAGAACGGTGGCTACTACAGCGTTAACCTTAGAAGACCACCCCTGCTGCTTTACAAGAGCCGCTACAATCGGAAAGAAAACTCCGATAAAGGCGCTCACCTGTACTAGATTCTCATTCATTAATTTGTTTCCTCCTCTTTATATGTCATTAGGCGGTGTATTTCTTTCCACCCACAAAACAAATATACCCCTCATCAGTTTCTTTGATCGGAACTAGTTCAAGAAAATGTTGCCCACCTGAAATATATCCATAAAGAAATCCCTGTTGCCAGTTCCTCTGATTGGAGTAATCTGCCTTCTCAACCTTCATCATGTGACCGATTTCATACCCTTCCAGGCGCTGACCGGTAATTTCGTAGGTCTTGAAGTAGTCCCCGAGCCTGTGCGAGTGGCCCCTGATCAGGGACACCCCCCAGGAGTCAATGTCTGCCTTCACGGATTCGCCGGAGTGCTTAGAAACGGCTACGCCGTGGTGGACGTACATATCGTTAAACCTGTTGTAAGGAAGATCGCCATAGTAGTGAAACTCCACTCCATAGTCACTGTGCTTGTACAGTGTATCAGGCGTGATCTGTCCTGCGAATTGCGGGGCATTGTCCTTGATAAACTTGTCGTGCCTAGTCCAGCCGTGGTTGCCGTCGAACAAATGGATATCTCCCTTAGGAGCAATACCTCTAATTGTTTCCAAGAACTCTCTCGTAGCCTTGGCACCGGCCTCATCCACGCTGATCATTTTCTCAGGCCCAACCGCCCAGCGAGAGGTACTGTCGGAGTCATCAAGGTCGCCCACAAGGTCAATCATGTGGGGCTTGAAGCCCTTTAGTACACTCAGCCAAAGGTTGACAGCCCTATCGTCCTGTAGTGGAAACTGAATGTCACTACAGGCCAGATATCTTAAATCCGACATTTATCTCCTTTTTGGAAGTTACATTCCGCGTGGGCCGACTGTACGTTATCGTAAGTGTGTGCGCCACCGATGGCCACTGGAACGATGTGATCCAGAGTTGCAGCCTTTGGGTGCGGTAGTCTAAGTGTACTATCAATCGGCTCATCGCACAACTTGCAAATCCACCCATCCCGCTCAAACACCAGAAGCCGGTCAACCTTGTCCCCGCGCATATAAATGCGTCGTCTGCGTGGGGAATACTTTCTCAAGCGGTGGCTTTTGGTCCTACCAAGACGATAGACAGCCCCCTGAGGTCAATGTCTCCGGTTGTAGCACCGACCGACCTCACGCTCACTACCGCCCCATCGCCATCAAGTGACGAGATCGATGCCATAAGAGGCTTGTTTGCGATTGGTAGCACAGACATTGCTGGCTGCTTAGAAAATGACACAGGGAAGTTGACGCTAACGTTCTTGTCAGTTTCACCCTCACGAATTGTCATCGTGTCAAAAATTTTAATGAATCCTATAACCTGAACGTTGTCCCCATCTCTGGAGTCCTTACGCTGGTTGCCATCGGTTGACCGCCGAACCCAAAGTACCCTGGCAGTCTGATCCTTTAGTTCTTTCAGATACTCGATCATATCATTGAACGGATCAACACTTACAGGGGTACCCTCATAGAAATCGCTCAGAGCCATTAAATTTCCTCGCCGTCAAGATGGAATTCAGCCTCGGCGTCCGAAACTTCGATCACTTGCGAGTAATCAAACCCGTAATCGCCCAGAGGGGCGGTGACCAGACATTTCTTAGCATTGCTGATTATGTATATTTTACCATCTTTGGCGTTCTGAATCAAGGTTCCGTCTCTGAACCCGAGTGTTCCGACAATTTTGCGTGGGAACGAATCGGCCAACCTATCCAGAGGATAGACGGGAAGCCCCCATGATGCCAAGGCCCGGTCACTATAGAATCTATATCCATTACCACCCTTAGCCATAAATACTATAGAACCCCAAGAATAGACTAATCCATCAATTACCTTATCTATAGGATAATATAAAATTTCTTGATCTCTTTGTTTCTTAAAGAACATATCTATATGGTAGCCCCTCGCTAATAGCCTGTCAAGTCGTTTTAGGCCTGCTTCTTATACTTGATTCTCAGCACCGGGCGCTTAGAGTTTGCAACGCCTCGGAAATAGGTCACAAAGTCCGTGTTTCCGGACGGTGCGGGCCCAAGCAGGATGCCCTTGGTGTTACCGTTTGCCCAGGCAGAGTATGGGAATGAAGCGTCTCCTAGATCAACCCACTTACCAGTTCCAGGCTTCCAGTTAGACTCCCTCTTAAGATCAGAACTCTTTCCTGTAATGCCAGCCCACGTTGATTGTTCGTTGGCGGCGTCGTGCTTTCCAATAACTGCCGTAGCCCCGTTGTTGTTGTATGTAGCGTACATGTACATATAAAGATCAACGTCGAGGACGGTTGCACCAGAAAGATCGGTTTGAATTCGTGATGAATCAAAGGCGAAGGCCGACTTATAGTCTAGACCGGAGTTACCGGCTACAAACACGTAATCGTTTTCACCATTAAGTTTGTTTCCGGCACCGTCATAAATTGCAGACCACTCACAGTTATAGGTCTTGGTGTAAACCTTCCAGTTGTCCTGAGTAGTGTTGCTTCCACGGTCAATTCCGGTATCTTCAATATATGGCCCAATGTCTTCAATCCATAGTTGAACTGGATCAATGGAGCCTAGGATCTGAGCCGCTGACGCAGCCGAGCCGTTCTGAAATAGTGTTACTCTAAAATCTTCTACACCATCACCAGCGGCTAGCCTATAAATTCTGTGAAGAGATAGTGTCGGCCTTCCGTCAACACCAGCAATTGTATGCTGCCCCCTGGCCCTGGTCAGAATGGCCGAAGTGTTTGTTGGCCTTGTTCCGTCGGTTGTATATCTCAACTTAACGTTCATGGAGTTACCGCTACCCGGAGGGGCAACGGTAAATGTAGAAGTATGAATCCTATAAGTCCTACCCCTCTGCAACTGCGCCTGAACTTCAAGATAAGGGTCTTCACCGGTTCCAGTGACACCAGCATCAGTACCTCTTCCTCCGAAGGCGACCACGCCTCGCCCAGTGTCAGTAATAAACGTATCAATGGGGACGCCGTTAATTTCAAGTTCTTCAGTCTCCACCTTCTGAAAACTTGCAGCGCCGTCAGCACCGATGAGTGCCATTGTCTCCCCGGCATCCCTAATTTGAAGGAATGATCCTCCTCCGACTGGCTCCCCTAGAAGGCTGATGGTTTCCTCGCCGTCCTCGTCCCACATTCGGAGGCCAGCACCAGTAAGTTCTACAGAACCGTAACCGTTCTGCATCACCCAGGCGTCATCAATATACGCTGATGAAGTATTTGTTGATCCAACGTTCTTAAATTTTAAGCGAATCCAGGTCTGGCCAGATGTTGTCGTATAGTCTCCCTGCAACTTATCAGCCCTTGAAAGGTCTGGCTTAGCGTATATTACTCCGGTTCCATTAGTTGTTAAGGCTAGGGCGGCACCGCCCACGGTAGAAGCCACCTGAAACGTCGTTGCTGTCGCTCCTACTACATAGTACCTTGTATTAGGAGAAATTCCAGTGGTGCCGGTAATTGTCTTAAACATGACAGAATCGCCGTTGACAAAATTGTGGCCTTTCGGATACACGACAGCCCCACCACCGTTTACCCCAGTGGTGAAAGTTGTGGCTGCCCCACCCACACTTGTAGAAACTTGAAGGGTCGTTGATGTTGGATTTATTACATAGTATCGAGTGTTTGTTGAAATACCTGTCGTATCTATCATTGTAGAAAATGCAATGGCATCACCAGATTGATAAGAATGTCCATTTTTAAAAGTAAAAACATCCCCTGTATCAGTTGTAGAACATGAAACTAGTAGCATAGTACCAGTTCCATTTCCTGTGGCTAAGTTTATTGCCGAGCCTGACTTAGAAACAGACAGAGAAAATGTATTTCCTGAAACATTCACGAGATAGTACCTAAGGTTTGCAGAGATTCCAGTTGTTGTTGAGACAGAACTGAAATAAACCAAATCATTTTCTTCGAACGTGTGTCCTTCGGTGTCCGCAATTGTTACTAGGTCATTAGAAATATTAAATGTTGCAGCCCAGGTGTTGGTGTCGGGCGGTACCGCTGCAAGGACCTGATCTCCGGAGTCCGTGAAAATGGCCGAATGCTCAGTCCCAGTGTTTGCCGCAACGCTAGACCACGCCGGGGTCACCGCCTGCTCCGTCCACGGACCAGTAGACGCTCCTGCAGTCTCAACAACCATAGTCATCCTTGCGTGGGCGTCTCCAGTGTAATATCCTCCAACACGGTATGTATTTCCTACAACGGCTGGGATCGGGTCTGAGTAAGCATAGGTTCCTGCCTGCCCGCCTATACAGTCAAGGCGCAACTTCGACAGACCCGCTCTAGGGGTAACTCCACCAGTCAAATACTCTACTCCGTAAAGAGAAGTAGAATCTGGAGAAGTTCTTCCGAACGTCCACCCTGGATATGCCTCATTGTCTCCATATGTTCCTGCAGAAACAGCACCCTCCCCGACCTGCTCAAATGCTGGGTTAGCCAAGAGGTTCGAAGCCAGGGTTCCTGAGTAAAACTTGTTCGATGAAATCGCTCCCGCCGAGATTTTATCCGCAGTAATAGCGCTTGATGCAATCTGTGCAGCAGTAATTGTATTCGTAGAGATCCTGTCCGCATTTAGCGAACCTGTAATAATCTGGGCACCATCAATAACTGTTGATGGCTTTACATATCCAGACGGAAGATTGCTCGCACCAACCTGCTCCTCCATCATTACTCCATCTATGTACTGCCTCTGTGTTCCTGTAGCAGCCCCAAATGTGACTAGTAGTTGTACAGTAGTATCAGAGGCGGCAGTAAAAGTACCGGCAACCCTTCTCCATCCACCGGCTGTTGCAGTCGTTGTGACAACTCCGTCAACTGTAATGTTTGATAGTGTAGTGTTTGATCCACCGTTCGGCTTGTATCCAGGGCTAACAGTCATGTTTTGAGCAACGTATAGGTACATTGAAACAATATATGTCTTACCGCTAAGAACAGGGATATTGTATGTTGTAGCGCTCTGTGCAAATCTAATTCCCTGGCCAGCAGCGTTAATGTCAATAAAGGCGCTTCTTGTACCGAACTTGAACTGTGTTGCGGAAGTTCCAGTAAGTACCGGAGCACTGATCTGTCCGAAGTTTAATGAATTTCCGGAGTCATAGAGAGTTGCGGTTGCTTCGAAGTCAGAGAATTCTACTGGAACCATGTTCGCCCCAGTCCCCCCGATTTGTAGAGCAGCAGCCTTAATTGTTCCAGTATTAATTGTAAGGCCTGAATTATCTAGTTGCCAACCCGTTGCTCCCCCTGAAGTCACATAGGAGTCTGACCTCACTTTTCCACCAGTTCCCTGAACTGTCAACGTTCCGGGGGTATTGTCACTCTTTCCAATTGTTAGGTCAGTTACAACAGCGCTGTTTGCCTCTAGTCTGTCAGCGTTTACCGTTCCGGTTAGAATTCCGTTTCCATCGATTACAGTTGCCGTAGAGGATACGAACTGTGATGGTGCCGTTGCTCCTGTTCCAAGACCCTTTTCCACCATTACATCATCGACATAAAGTGTTCCTGTGGCCGACAAGTTTGCCACACCAACTTGTAATCCGGTAGCGTTAGTTCCGGCGGGCACCACAAACGCCGCAGAAATTCTGGTCCATCCAGTAGTTGTTACGTTAAGCGCCGCCGAGTTTTGAACGGTCGGAGTCGGGGTCTCGTTTGTCTTAAACCTAATAAGAACAGTCTTATTCGCCGTTGTAGTTCTAGCGTACATAGAAACAATATATGTTTCTCCGGGGGCAGCAAGAATATTGTAAGATGTTGTAGTTGGCGCGAAGTACGTTTCTGTTGTTGTGCTAGACGTTACAATAGAAAGGTATTGTGTTCCAGAGCGCGGACCAGGGGAACCGCTATTGGTAACGCTTGTAGTCGCAGAAGTGTTTGCAAACAGCGAGGTGTATGTGCTTGGACGATTCTCAAAGCCGCAGTATTCAATTGGAACAATATTAGCGCCGAGGGACGTGATTCCAAGTCTTCCGGCGTTGATTGTGCCAGCATTAATCTTAACGGCATCTAGATCGTTAATTTTAGCATTGGTAATAGCAGCATCAGTAATATTTGCAGTATTGATAAGTCCAGGTGTTGCTGTCTGCTGAGTAGATGCTGTTGCAGACTCGTTGCCGTTCCAGTCAACGGCTTTAGTCCTAACATACCAGGTCTGTGTAGACCCTCCTCCGGAGGTTGGAATCTGAAAAGTTCCTACAGAAGAAACTCCAACCGAGTAATCCAACTGCCCGATTAGGTTGGTTGCTCCGGGGGTGAATCCATTAGAGGTGCTAGCATAGACATTATAGTATCTAACATCTCCATCGGCGTCATTTGCAGTGCTAGGCTGTGTCACCTGAATATTCTGAGTGTTGCTAACTACCGACGTCGCAGTAGGCGTAGAAGGTAGTCCAGTATCTTTAGCAACAGTAATTGGAGAACCTGTAGCAGCAACCCATGATCCAGAGTTTCCAAGTGTTCCGTTAAGATCATAGCAGATAACTTCTACAGTATATGCGCTACCTGGAACTAGGTTTCTTAGCGTATACGATGTAGAAGTGTTCGGATTTGCCATCTTTCCAACATCAATTTCAGTATTGGTTCCGGCTCCAATCCTGTAACGAATCTTAGTTCCAGCATAAATGATAGAGTTCGGTGTGGTCCAGTTAACATTTACCATCGCCGTCCTCTTGGTTGGGTCTGCCGGATCTAAAGCCCCTCCGTTAACCGTTACTGAGGTTGGTGCTCCGACATTTGTTACAGACTGAGAAACTTCACCAGAATAAGCCCCATACCTACCGAACACGTCAAGAACCCTGGTCCTGTAGTAGTATGTTCCAGCGAACGCCGAAGAAATTTGATGTGTGAACGTCGATCCCAGTCCACTGTACACAATCTTTGTGGGGTTAACGGTCGTCGCTGTAGATGCGTATACCTCAATCTGTGCAGTTATTTCATTAGGGTCTGTGATAGCACCCCAGGTAAGGACAATTCCGTCTGCGCTGAGTGTTGGAGAGTTAAGTGTAGGGGCTGCCGGTGTAGAAGGGGCAGCAGTAAAGGCAGAGTTTTTTGTTAGGGCAGTAGAGGTAAGTCCGCTAGGCCCAACAGAGTACACACTGATAAGTGTAGGTGTGTATGGCCAGTTTACACCAAACTCTTTTCCATGCTCAGGGTCAATGTCGAAGAAGGTTCCAGTTGTCCAGTATGTTTTCATAACACTGTTTGCAGTAAGTTCTATCTTGTACTGAGCAATATCTGTTGCTGACGGTGTTGTAGATGCTGTCCATGAAATTCGGTAACTTGCGCCCACCCAGGATTCTACCAGTGAAGTTGGAGGGTTTGGAGTGCTATATGAAGGACTAATACCACCGGGAGTGGCACTTTGCTCCGACGACCATGTAGTCTGTCCGAAGATATCCTTGGCTCCTACCCTATAGTATCTAGTTGGAGATCCTACAGCATGGTTAAATGCTAGACTATTTCCTCGATAAATTTCTGTTCCGGTGACCGGCGGGTTGGCCATGCTAGAGGTGTGCGATTGTAGGACATATTCTACTGTGTCATTACTTGAAGATGCTGTCCACTGTAGATTGACTCCACCGGAGTATGCTGTTGCTGTCAGGGTCGCCGGAGCGCTCGGAGCAGCATTTGTAGAGTTACCAGTCAGAGCCGTTGTAGATCTATTATTTGTAGTATCACGAGAATAAATTTTTACATAAATTGTTGACACTGGGGTGCCAGAGAACGCATCAACATTCATCTTGTATGTAAATTCAAATTGATGGGCCCTATCCTTAGCGATTAGATCGATAGGTTTATTGTATTCTGGAATATTGTATGTAACATCTGGAGTTGTTCCATCATTACTAATTTCAAGAACGTAATCTTTCATATCGTTAAGGACTGTTCCGTTGGCATTATATAGTGGTGCCGTCCAGTTGATGACAAACGAGTCTATTGTCGGAGTTATTGTTAATCCGGTTGGGGGGTTAGGGTTTTTATCCTGTGTACCGTTAACCGTATCAGAGAATACGTCGATTTCATAGGTTGGTGACCATTCACCGGCCTGACCGTCGAAAATACCACGAACACGAACGTCATACTTAAATCCTGGCGCTAGGCCATTGATACCTAGTTCTGTCACAGGTTAAACACCAACTTATATTCGATATCCATTACCTTTCCGGCGCTCTTGATGGCTAGCGGAGGAGCATAGTAAACACCTGTTCCATCAGCAGTTAATAGATCAATGGCTGCGCCGCCAACTGTCAGTGCGACCTGAAATGTATTGGTTGTTGGATTAACAACATAGTATTTTGTATTCGCTGAAATTCCAGTGGTGGTAGTAACCGTCTTGAAGATAATTTCATCTCCGGCACGGAGGCCATGATTATTGTATGTAACAGTATTTGGAGTGGCTTGGAACGTACATGAAATTTCAGTACCAGCAGCAACCCTGGAAACAAGCACTGAGTTTAGGTTAAGGTCGTCCTTGTCGAGCATTCCAATGAAGTCCCATGCACCCTGACCGTATGCAGAGGTTCCAGCAGAAGCCGAACCGTTTGTACGAACAGTGATCTTGACTATATTAGACCAGTCGAATGCAGCATTTGATAGAGTAAAGTTACCCTTATTTACCCTATAGATATTGTACTGTGCCACACCTTCCGCCGGAACGTGTGTGGTAACGTTGGTCGTTGGAATTGTTGCAGTATAGCCAGCGCCATCAGTAAATGTAAGTACGAGAGTAGACAACTTAGCGGTCCATGAAATGTGACCGAACACTACCTGGTCTGTGGAAGAATATCCACTAAGATCTAGGTTCTTGTAGTAGTCATAACTGATCCAGCCGCTGTTGGTCTGGATGCTCGCGTACTCATATTCTGTTCCAACCCTGGCAGGTGCGTATGAATATGCGTCTGTCTGCACAACAGTACCGCTGGTAGAGGCTGTCCAAGTTTCGTAGGGCGCGAAGGTGGTGATGATCTGTGTGGCATATGCACCTGTTAGACTATCTAGTTTCAGGGTCGAAAGTCCACTCTCATAAATTCTACCGGCCCAGTTTGAGTCTAGTGTGGCCTTAAATAGCACGGTCTGGTTGGTGTAATCAACAGACTTCATAATCACCGGAGCCGCAGCCGTCTGGTACCCCAGTCTCATATCTCCCACAACTGGGGCGGTCCCATCGAGCCCCACGAGAATTGACCCAGCATAGTCCGGAACCATCTTGGCCAGGTACCTGAGAACAGCCGACTTACCAGCCGTTGTAATCAGATTATCTCTCTGACCGACTAGTTCGCCATCCTCATAGAAAGAAAATGTACCCTTCATTGCTTTGCCCAGATCACCTCGTATTTAGTAGCACCAACGTCTGAAACGTCGAATTTGATATCGTACACAACCTCGCCAGTCGCCAAAACCCTGCGGGTCTTGGTAACGCTGGTCAAGTCTATTGTCGGTACCGGATAAAAACCAGTTCCGGTGGTATCAATCGGCAGTTCTAGCCCCGCTAGGCTGCCATCCAGATCTGGGTCGATGTATCCAACATCGCCCTCTACAAGAACATCGTCAAAGTCGTCAACATCTACGGTGTCAACGTAGGCCTCGTTAATCTCTAGAGACTGGGCCTTGGTGTCTTCTACGGTAATCTTGGGAGGTAGTTTTTCCGCCATATCTCAAATTCTAGCATATCAGACAGCATAAATCAAACGGAGTCTACGGCCTGCGTGGTGTAGCCAGGAGGCTTAGCGGCGTTGGCCTCTACGCTATCATCGTTAGTTGTGTAGTTCTTGGCTGGTGGGCTGGTAATTCTCATCGACATAGAAATATTAGTGTCCAGACCATTGTTCCAACTGTTAGAAACCTTGGTTACCACATAGGTAAAGTTAGCAATCCTCTTACCGGGCCAGTACACGCTCACAATGTCACCCACCTGGATTAGAGGGTTTCCATAAATTTCAAGATCATAATTGCTGGTCTGGGTTCCGAACCTGTCCCTAATAAACTTTCCAAGGTCTTCCGCCGACTCTCGGCGTTGAATCCAGGTACCAGTCAACTCCACAGTCTTTTCACCGAACTGATCAATAAGATCCTTGTCTTTATAGTCTAGAGTCTGCTCAGCACCCAGGAACAGCGTGCTTCCCGCAATTAGGAAGGTTTCATTTCTTCTGGCGTCAGCAACATTAGTCTCCCTCTCTCCGTTAACCATCTGCAACTTCTCGCTTCTATTGTGGAGCGTGAACGATGCCCCGAGAGGACGCTTCTTATAACGACTCACCATAACATTCTTATTACTTGAAATGATTTCCTGTGAGGTGGCTGGCATCTCAAAGTCCGCCTTGTAGTGGGCGATCTCTCTGGCCGTAGCCCACCCGCCGTGGTTAAAGTTGTAAACCCAACACCTAGCGTCGCTCTTCCTGCTCATCCAATGCTGCAAATACTTGTTGAACAACTTATCCCCAGGAGCAGCCTTATCGCTATGTGCCTTGTCCTTACGGGAAAGGTTATACAGGTACCCTCGCTTGTAGTCATTAATTCCAACCGTATTCACAACATAGAATTTGTCCACAAGAACCTTGCCGTCGCCCTTGACGAAGAATTGTGCCTTCTTAGTTCTTGAGAGTGTGGCGTCAGACTTATCCGCCCACTCGCCTACGAAGTTTCCGTTAATGAATACGGCGAAGCGCCAATCCTTGTCATTTCCTGTAACCAGAACCTCTAGATACGTCCAGTCTGTCTTAGTTATCCTCGGAGACTCGTATGTCTTTTCCTGGCGGTAGTCTGCGAACTGAACGAAGTCAATTGTTCTTGGCAGTTGCTTCTCCCCGCCGGTTCCATTTACCCTGACAACATTCACGTCGGAGGCTAGCGTGCTCAGATTAACCCTGTCACCGTCAACGCCCGGAAGAGGTCCGAAGATTTGCGGTGCCACAGAAATATGGTATCCCCCTGCGAAGTGATTTCCTGTGGGGAAGATTACGACTCCAATTTCAGGGTCATCACCGTCAGCGAACTTAAACTTCACACCAACCCTGTCATACTTATCGTATGAGGCACTGTCCTTCCAGATCTTATACCTAGAACCTCCGGTGAAGTTTGTGGTGATCTTTAGGTACCCGCCCTTGTCGCCGCCACTGTCTCTCCTGACAAACTTGATCGGAGCCATATCGTTCTGGCCTGTTCCGGAGTCCTTAGCAAACTTCATGCACTTCCAGTTCTGCCTGAACTCGTAGTAGATTGCGTTAATTCCAGCAGCAGCAGGGTCGGGAAGTCTTAGCCAGCCGGTGAAGGTTGGCCTAATTCCGTTGTTCTGTTCAATGGCGTAGATCATATCTGTGTCGCTAGATACCCATACGGTTCCCCCGCCAAACAACTGATACTTCTTGGCGTCGTATTCGTACATCTTTCCGGTGTCTTCAACAACGAATCTTCCACGGTATTTGAACAGGGTGTCATCAACTGTTTGCACCTTGATTTGTGTAGCACCCTGCGCGAAACTCTGAATAATCTCTGCAGCACCAACAAACATGGGATCTTCTGCCTTCCACATCGGAGCCCTGGTTGTTCTCCTGTGTCCACGGGCTGTAAAGAACTTGTTGGCAGCCTTGTACTTGACCTTAGCCCAGTTAAAGATTTCAGATTCCTTACGCTGATCTGAAATAATGTTAGATAGGTGAGCGCCAGACGGAACTCCGTATAGCGTCAGGTCTGATGTGGTGCCAGACGGCAACTCTGAGTCCCTATCAAATAGGTACTTGCGTGTAGTGATCTGTAGCCTTCCGAATTCATCAAAGTAGACCGCCAACTGGAAGGAACTTGCGATCTCCTGAATAATCTCCCAGACCTTTTTATCTGGGTCAGCCCAGAACCACTCAATCATATAGTCGTCTTCGGTGGCGGTTGACCTGTTAACGTCAGCCCTTCCGAACCCGGCTCCGTCGCACAGAAGCCAGATTGCAGCGAACGCTGGGATATTAGTAACAAGCGTCTCCTGAGCATTGGTTTCCTGTAGAGCCTTCGAGTAGTCAACGAGGTTGACTGTGGTGGTGTCCTGGCTCTCCGAGGTCCAGTTATCGCTTACCATTGTCAATTGGCGAACGGTCCTGTCTGTGGCTGTTCCACCGATACTAGAGTTATAGATTAGGTTGACCTGGAACTCTACGAACTCGTCAAGTTTTCCGTTTAGTAGCGACTGTGAACTTACGGTGTCGAGGAAGCCATCGTCGTTAGAGAATACAATGTTTCCGGTATTTGTGGAAGCAGAGCCAATCATCAGGTCGCCGTTCTCCATGCCCAACTCGTTGTCAACAGAATATGACTCTGTTCTTTCTGAAAGGTCAATGACTAGGCGAGGAGTAAACTCGATAAGTTCTAGGCTGGCATTGACAGCATTTTCTGTTGCAGCAGACGGTAGAATTCTAAGCATAGAGTCAACCGACATTCTGATGCCCTGAATTGATACGCTGTTCGGCGCTGCTGTTGTGTAGTAGACTGGTGTGGTGGTCCATGTTCCACCGGCTGCCGGTCGATAAATCTCCACGATTCCGTTATCCGAACAGTTAATTCCTGTTGCTACAGTGGTCCACGAACCTGAAATCTTAACCTCGAACTTAATACCCTGTGGATTTCCGATATGTGTATTCATCTTGGCGACAAGTTTATTAGCATCTACCGCTGTGTCGAACTCGATAGTTACTCTAAGCGCTCTAGAACCATCTGCGAGTTTGCAGGAAAACTGTCCCGGTGTCCTACCATTAGCGTCAGTCTTGGCTAGCGTTCTAGCACTAGAAATCCAGTATTGGAAAACATTGTCCCTACCGGCAAAGTAGCAGCGAGGATACTTCTTGTTATCTGTACGCTTAGTTTCGTTTAGCGAATACTTAGCGAACTTAACGGTATTAACGCCCTCCTGGTTTTGCGTAGAGTAATTGGTGCCCCAGGAGTCGTACAGTGTCGAGTAAACAATTCCTGGGTCGCGCTGTGGCCTCGTAATGGAGGTAATTGGGAACAGATCGTCGTATCCACGGTCCACACCCCACGCCTTCTGCTCATCGGTTTGAGTAGTCCTTGGGAAGTCGGCTGTTACTGTGGTATACCTAATCATGTTCCACTCACCAAGAACCTGCGGAACAGCGTTGTTGGTGCTGGTATCCTCAATAGCCGTTTTAATAAACGGCTTGGAAATCATACTTCCTCCAAGGAAAGGCTAACGTTCCAGAGGTCCGTTATTACAGAAACTCCTCTTTCCATCCTGACATTACGCTTTGCAATGTCGTAGGAGAAGTCAGAAAACCTCATGGTATATCTGTCACCGGCTGAAATGACCGCTGACTCTAATGTGCCTCTTGCTGCTAGGTCGCGGCTGTAAAGGAATACATAAAATTCCTTGTCATAGTATGATCGGTAAAAGTCTAGAAGATCCCAGCCGCCCTTGTATCCGTCGAGTGTGTGCTGATATGTCGCTGGGAGGCCGTCCCACGAAACCTGAAAGGAAGTTTTCTGTGCTACAACGTATGAACGCATTGTTCCATTTACAGTGCGCTTACGGTTTTCAATGATTTCCTCGGTAGCATTTAGTTCGCTGCGGTTATGCTCAGAAAGGAAGCCGTCCTTGGCACCGGCTCCGGTGTCCTTAAAGTAGATAAGACTGTTTACGGGTAGAGTCAATGGCATTAGATTCTCCTACTCCTTCCGCTTCTAACCTGCTGCTTCCTTTCGTGCTTCACAACGAAACGCTCGAAGGCACGCTCAAGGTCAACCTCGGAACTTAGATTTTCAATGGTCACATCAAAATTATACTCGTTTCCGCCCATGTTTGCAATATTCTTCTCGAACTTGTCAGTCAGGGCGCTCGTAAGTACGGTTTCCCCCTTGTGAAGATTAGCAACCGTGTTATCATAGTTGATTCTGCCGCCCTTGCGTAGACCGGGAATTCCCAGGGTGTGCGGATCTGCCTGGTTCGAATATGAGCCTCCCCTTCTGGCCTCGAAGTGAAGGTGGGGACCGAATGAATTTCCTGTATTTCCAGAGTATCCAATAATCTGACCAGCCTTAATCATTCCAGAATCTGCCTTGTCACGGCTGAGGTGAGCATAAACAAACCCGAATCCATTAGCATCTAGCATGTACCAGTTACCATATGATCCAAATGCGAACGGCTGGTTTGTCAGTTTACCGCTGGTAACCGCTCTCAGCGGTGTTCCCTCTGGCATTGGAATGTCTGTTCCGGTTCCGCCGTGCTGTGCGAGTGTCCTTCCAACCTGGTAATTTCCGACCCAAGGCTTAGTGTAACCCTCATTGGCAGACATTCCAGAGAGCACTGCGCGAGCCTCGTCCTCCCACTTTGCGTATGCGTCAGGATATGCACTAACCTGAACTCTCTGAGCGGCTTCTGCTAGACCTAACTGGTCCCTGTCCTTAATCGCTAGCAGCCTGCTAAAGAACTTCCTAGAAGCATACTTCGGATTGGTAATTTGCTTAGGAGTTCCCCAGCCCATTGACGGACGCTGCTGGAACAGTCCTAGCGAGTCGTGGTCTACAGCAGTCTTGTAATTGTGTAGAGTTGACTCCTGCATGGCCGTCATAAGACCAATGATAAGGTCTCTGTGTGTTGCACCCATATTTTTTCCGACACTTACAATGATTGCTGCGTTCCTCAACTGCTCTGCACTAAATGCTGTTCCGCCATAATTTCCAGGGGCCCCGGCAGACATATCGTAGTCACCACCCCGCCCCGTAGCAGACTTAAGCAGCGCTACGAGCATGGCCATTGGAGCAGCAACAGAAGCAGACTCTAGCATTGCCGATGCTGTAAGAGTATTAGTCATATCACCAACGATACCACCCTTGGCGAACGCAGGTATGCTTCCGCTGTTAATTCCGTCAAGCGTGGTCTTACCGTACTTCTTTACGGAGGCTGCTCGGATAACATACTCCCCATTAGAGAGTCTTGCGGGAATAGAGTCAGAGGTCCCTGATCCCGGCCCGGTAATAAACCCTCCAGTCGCGTGGCCGTCCTGCGGACGGTGACTCATCATCTGCTTGAATGTCGTAGGCTTTGGAACACCATTCTTCACCCACTCCATAAGGGTGCTTGCCAGGTCGGGATCAATATTCATGTTATCGATAAGTGCTGTCGTTATTCCATTCCAATTACCACTCTGAATTGAATTACGAATCTCACTGGCAGCGGTCTTTCCAACCTTTCCAAACGCCGACTCCCACACCTTAATAAAGGCATCAGCCTGCCCCCTGCTATCAGCACCGATAAGTTCTAGGGACCTCTTCATCTTCTCTCTCATATTGGTGTTAGCGTTTTCCCAAATTCTTTGAATCTTATCAGCAAGATTCTGGTACTCCTCCTGCTCATCGTCAACGGTATTCTTTAGTGCTTTAAGTTCCGCCTGCTGAGCGTCACGGAAATCATCTAGATTTTCATCAATGGCCTCTGCTCGCCTGTCAAGAACTTCCATCTGGTGTTCTAGTTGTCGGTTCTCCTGACGGATAGCCTTCAACTTCTCCTTGATTGGAGCAATTTCTTCCTTACGCTTCTGATTAAGTTTTTTAATCTTCTCCTCTGCGCGAGCAGCAGACTTTTCCCGCTCCGACTCCTGCTCCCTCTGCTTCTTAATAGCATCCATATCGAGACGAATACGAGCAGCCTCGAAGAGTTGACCAGTAGCAATGGCCTCCTCGTATGAGATTTCCATATTTCGCATTTCCTGACGGCGCTGGAATCTCTCCTCTTCCTTGTCAAAGGCAGCCTGCTTCTTCTCTTCCGCACGCTCTATCTGGGCAATTTCTCTGTCGTAATATTTCTCAATCTTATCTATGTCGCGTTGGTAGGCCGCAGCGCGCTTATCCAATAGATCAATCTGATCCTGAATTGCGTCCTGTTGGTCCTGAATTGCTTCCTTAGCCCTTTCAGCCTGCCTTTCCTCTGCGGCTAGAGCACGCTCCTGCTCCTTAATTAAATCATCCACATCCTCCTGCGTAACACTCGGCTCAGGAATCATTGCTGCGAACGCGGTTGGCATAGCATCGCCCATAGCACTAAATATTCCAGGTAGGTTGGCTGCCGCGTCATTCGCATCAAGCAGGGTTTGAACAAGGGCCGCCGATCCGGTTAGGACGTCCCTCTGTGCTGCATATACAAGATCGTAACCGTTGGGTAGGCTATTTCCAACAATATCTGCAACGCCAGCGGCCCCAGACCTATATGCTTCAAAGAATTCTCTCAAGTCTTGGGTGGGCAGGGCTTCCAGGAACGCGGCCCTTTGATCCGCACTCCACTCCCCAAAAATGGTCTTCATATCATCTGTCATATTGCCAGAGAGCCCGAATTGGCTGATAAGATCTATTGTTTTTCCATCTTCATTTTGGTAGACTAGGCTACCCCAATCGATACCCTTCTGCTCAGCGAGAGTCGTAGCCATCTTGTTAATTCTATTCCAGTATTCTTCAATTACCTCTTCTGGCTCCGCCCCCTTTTTAAGACCAGCGGTCATGGCTTCGCCCTCAGACTGCCCCCATTCGTATGCTCGCTGATTAGACTCTGCCTCGTGCTTGTCCTGGTTCCACCACCACCCCCCGCCCCAGGTTCCCAACTGATCTGAGCCGAGCGAATCCGCAGTCTGCTGTAGAGCACTCTGCAGGCTATCCTTCGCAGCCTTTCTAGTGTCTACGCCTTCCAGCCTGGTCTGTACAGTAAGAATATTGCCCTTCTTATCTGCCTGCATTTGAATAGAATCAATAATGTTCTTAGCCTTCTCAGCAGACATTCCAGACATAAGCAACTTATCGTAAATAATTATGGCAGCGGTTGCAGCCTCTTCCGCAGTAGCATCAGCCATTGCTGCGATTTGTTCTGAGAAGTTATCTGTTACCTTCTGGTTAAACTCATCCAGTTTTCTTGGAGCATCCTGTGGTATAAAGTCTGAGTTGATCCATCCTGAAACACCAAAATCTAGAGTCTTCCACTTCTTAACATTGAATGCTTCTCCAATTTCTTGTTCCAGTTGTGTTCCTACGAACTGGGATGCCAGAGCCCATTCCTTCTTAAAGTCTTCTGCAGCCTTTCTTCCAGCCTCCGTCACCTTATCATAAATTACTGATGCAGCCCCGGCAGCAACAGCACCGGCAGCCATTCCCCAGGGCCCTCCGATCATTCCGACCATGCTTCCCATCATTGCGGCGTTGGAAGCATTTGAAATCATAGAATCCTGAGGTGCTACCATAGAACCAATCATCGGAAGCATCATGGCAGCACTTCCTACGCCCATAGCGGTCTTACCACTAAACTTACTCATCCATCCACCGCTGCCCTTAGCGTCAGTCTGAGCCTTTTCAAGAGCCAGTTGTTCAAGTTCCTCTAGGGTGGACGCCTGCTCCGCTGTCAGGCCAGCCTTGGTAAACGTTAGTTTCTGCTCTTCGTTGAGTAGTCCTGAATTTCTAAGTTGAGCAATCTTTTGTTCCGCAGAAAGATCAGACTGTGCAATCTTTAGGCCCTCTCTCTGCAGTGCGAGTTCTTCCTTCTCCATAGCCTTCTGCTGCTCAAGCACGAGCCTCTGATTTCTATAATGCAGTTGGGCTTCCTGATGCATTTTCTTTTCTATTGCTGCACGCTCCATAGCCTCATCAGTAGTTTGCTTAGCCAGGGCATTAATAGTTTTGGCACTAGATTCAGACATATCTCCAGTTCTAGCACTTATTGGCACACCGGTTACTCCAGCGCCTGGTACAGCCCTGAATCCACCATTGGCCATCTGCTTGGACACACCCATGAGTTCCCCGGTAGCCCTGTCAATTGCTACTAGATACTGCTGTCCCTCACTTTCCATAAGTTGGAACTTTATAGTGGTCTCATCGATCTGCTGGGTCATTCTGGTCATTGCCGCAGCAACGCTCTCCATAGGAATTTGCTGTGCAAGATTCGCGCTGGTATCTCCAACATGCCTTGCAAGGCTGTCGATCATAGTGTTGTATCTGCGCTGAGCAACACCTGTCTTTTTGGTTTCTACCGCCTGCTCTTCAAGAATTTGGGTCGCGGCGTTAGTTGCAGCAATTAGTTTTTGATCTGCTACCATCCAACTGTCTGAGAGTCCCCTCGGCTGACTTGGAAGAACCTCTCGGTCTGCTGCATAATCTCCGGGGCCATATCTAACACCCTTAAAGTTGCTTGAAGTTCCAATAGTTGGTTGATCAGAGAAGTAGCCGCTTCCATACCTTAATTCTGTAGAACTTTTAACCGCCCTAACATATGCCCTTTCAGCGGCCAGTGCGTCTTTGCTATTGGTCGCAGCCGCCTTTGCCTCCATCTGTGTAACTTCTTTCCACGCATTAATTTTCTGCTGAGTTTCTAAGGTATCCCCAAGAGCCGCCTTAATTTTAGCGCTCTGAATAGCAATAAACTTATCAAGGTCTGCTGCAGCCCTCAAGTCTCCGGTCGGCCTTGAGACTGAGAAGAACGGCATTGTGTCCTTGGCAATATCATTTTGCTCCTTAGAGGCGAAGCCCCACCCCATCGTATCAAAGTTGTACGCTCTTCCGGTCGGTGGAACGTAGCCCATTTCCTTCATAAGCATTTCACGCATACCAGGAGTTTGTAGAGATGTGTCTAGGGATCGAGGAATAAAGTGCGCTCTTGACATTGGCACTGTTCCGGACTGCCAACCGGAGTGTGTGGTTGACCAGGGCCCGCCGGTTAGATCAGACTTGGCCACGACCGCCGCAGCAGCGGTTGCGGAAGCAGTAGTAGAGGCGGTGTTACTAAGCCCCTGATAGGCCATCTTTAATTCTTCAATACCTCTAGTCAGAACCTTCTGAGCAGTGGTCTGATCGTACATGCTCTTTGTAAGTTGATCAATTGCATTGTCAGCCTGGAAAGATTCTGCTGTAAGCATTTCGAAGGTTCGGGATATACCCTTGCCAGAGGTCATTGACTTAAATCCGTTGCTAAGCCTTAGTACACCCTTAAGAATCATACCAAGCATGTTTCCGAATAGACCCATAAGCATGATGACAGGACCAATAGCAGCAGCGGCCATTCCAAGATACTTAACTATTTGCAAAAGCCATTCATTGTCTTGAAGGAATCCGAAAACCTTGTTAAGCCCTTTTAGTGCCCATGTTCCAAGTTTCAAAAGATCTTCTCCGACCTCAGCAATATTAATTTTAAAGGTCTCCCAGGCTCTCGTCCACTGTCCAGAAACAGAGTCTGCCTGCGCTGCAACTTCCTGATCGGCCAACTTTCCAAGGTTCTCCATACTTGTGCCCATAAGGTCTAGAACCTTTTGAGTTTGAGAACCCTGCGCCCCAAGGTTATTGAAAAATGCGTTCATCCTTGCGAACTGATATTTACCGAATAGTTTGGTGATTACCTGCTGGCGCGCTAGGTCGTCTAGCCCCTGCAACTCTTTCTGAAAGGCCATAAGTGTTGGAGTAAGTTCACCAGCATTGTCCTTGACAATTTTTGGAAGATTAATTCCAAATTCTTTCATGAATTCGGTAGCAGCCTTCGGAGGAGCAATAATGCTAGAAAGACCTGACTTTAGAGCGTTAGCACCTTCCGCCGCGCTAATTCCACCTTCTCTCATGGCTACCATATATAGTGCGAGGTCTTCTACGCTTCCCCCCAGACCCTCTACAACGGTTCCGGCGCGTGGAATAGCCTCTACCAGATCCTGCAGAGATGCCGACGTTTGGTTTTCTACCGCGTTCAGGAATAGAACAGAGTCAGCAACCTCATCTGTGGACATTTTGAATGCTGACTGTAGAGCAACGGTAGCCTTCATTGCCTCCTGGCGGTCAACCTCGCCAAGCGTTGCAAGTTTCGTAGTCTGCTCGGTCATTCTCATAAGGTCGTTGCCTTCAAATCCGGTAGCAGCAAGGTCGGCCATTAGAGCGGCGGTTTCGGTTCCCGCCTGTCCATACGCCTTAGCCATATCTTTAGTCATGGCAATTGCTGACTCTCTGACCATTTCAGACTGCTTCTTGAAGTCATCCCCGAATGTAAACCCAGAGCCATAAACCTTCTGCAATCTTACAAGTTCCTGATCAAGGTCCTTGAATGTCTTAGCGGCTAGTCCACCAGCAATCATAAGCGGAACGGTAAAACCAACCATCAACTGACGACCGGCCCACTGAGTATTCTTACCCCAGTTAACCATTTGCGTAGCACCTTGCTGTGCCGTGGCATTAAAGACTTCCCAAGACTTGTTTGCTACACGCATCTGCGTTGTGAAGTCTTTATTCAGTCCGGTCGGGGTAAGAACCCTTGCGGTGGCCCTGCCTGTCGAGTCAACGCCCTGCGGCATAAGAACCGAGTTCTGCATTTGGACCTGCTGCCTGGCCAGACTGCGAATAAGGCTCTCACGCCCAGTAACATACCTCTTGGTTTCTGTAAACGCCTGACGCATTGTCAACTGTTGACGTGCTAAGGCGTCGGAGAAGATGTCTGTGTGAGACTTCATCGTAACCATCTGCTGAGTGAACTGTCCAGAAGTTGTCAGCATCCTGCCGAACTGAGCATTTGCAGCCTGTAGATCGATGTTAGACATGCTTCGATCAACAGCAGTCATGCTGCCTGCGACAGCCATCAACTCTGCGTTAAGAGTCTGAACCTGCTTGTGCAGGCTAGACAGGTTACCAGTTACAAGAAAATCAATCTTTACCTGACTCATACGATGTTGTAGTTAAGACCTCCTTCGATTCCGATTCCAAACCCTTCCTCATGTGCAATATTTCCGCTAAGACCTAGGATATCGTCAGGGTCACCGCCCTGTGCGCGAATAGCCGCATCACGCCTGATCTGCTCGAAGGTGCGGGGGCCTTCCTCTCCCGGCTCGTCCGGAATTGAAACCCCCTGCATTGCTGCATGGAACTTGTAGTCCTTCCACTTAGCCCTGCGGGAAGCCTCCAGGGTGGCTAGCAATTCTGGCATAGACAACTTCTCTTCGAGTTCCTCGTAATTTTCCCAGTGCCCGAGTAAAAATGCCTCTGCCTCCATTTCTGCTAGGTTTAGATCAGCCCAGGTAGGGCCGCTTCCCCCCGTAGATTTGGGCCACCGAGGGAAATACCTGCTGCCACCTCCAGAATCTTCCAGATGGTCGGAATGTCTAGAGCCTCTTCAAACTTGTCATTATCCTTCACCAGATCTGGGAGTTGCTTCTCCAAGCAAATCTTAGTTGCTTCAATTAGAAATGAGAGATTGTCCTCGTCATCATTAGAAATCGGATTGTCAGAAGACTCTTCTGCCCCATCCTCCTTAACGACCTTGTTCATATCCTCAATAACCTTCATTACTTTACGAAGACGCTTTAGATCGAGCGGGCGCACCTGTACTTCTGTGCCGTCCTGCAATTCTAGATCCAAAATGTCATATACAGTAGTTGCCAAAATGACCTCCTTATTGTCTATCTAATTATATGGTAAAGGGCATATAAACGCAAGGCGGGCACCCATTTGGGTGCCCGCCAAGCAACTACTGTATTTAGTTATTAGGAAACATCTACTACTCGACCATAAGAAGAGTAAGATGCAAGTGTGTCTGGAAGGAGACGGAACGACACCGGGAAAACCGTTGCCTCGCTGCGGCGCATTGCGCTGCTGGAAGCCTCTACGGATAGAGCACGGGTTGCCAAGTATACACGCTGCTTGTATGTAGTAGCCGTGTTCGGAGCGTTTCCAACGAATAGTAGACACTTTTCAATCGGAGCCTCACCGAGAGCACCACCAGACATACGAACCTCTTCACCAGCAGTACCGGTGAACTTAGTTCCTGTGCCCTGTGCCCAAACTGTTAGAAGGTTGTCCAGTGTTGCCTCCGCGAATGTGGTAGCAACAGAAACTGTCATCTTCTGCTTGAACAACTTAGCAGCGTCTAGCAACTGGTCAACCTCAACCTCACCGAAGTCAGGCTGGTACTGTACCTCTACACCCTCCTGAGTAAGACCAACGTCCTTGAACTGAATGTTACCTGCTGGGGCTGGAGAGGTACCTCCTGCACCAGTCATAGCAACCGGAGTTGCAGCACCAGAAGATCCGCTAAGGCCGCTAACCCATCCACGGAAGTCCTTTGTGGGACCTACGGCACCCTTAACAACGGTCCATACCTGGTCGCCATTTCCTGCGAAGTCGTGAGAGTATGTTCCAACGGCTAGGTTGGCTGCACCAACGAGAATATTGCTTGTACTTTGCGACATATTTTATATTTCACCTCCCTGTGTCATGGGTTATTTCTTGCTTCGCCAGTTCTTATAGTACCGTGAATATTCTTATGAAGCAAACCTGCCGTTAGCGCCGACCGGCCTTGTGTACTGGTAAGAAATGACCATATTTAATCCATACCTGCCGAGCACCATATCAATATTGCTGCTTGGTAGGCCCATCATAATGTCAAAATAGTGGAACTTGTATGTTGTGCTGATCTGATTTACGTCCTCCGCTGTCAGGTCAAATCTGCGGAACAGATCGTAAAGGAAGTCTTTAACCTCCATTAACTTTTCAACGTCATAGTCGTAAATCCATAGCACCACTTCATCTCTACAATTCCAGTATTCAGTGTCATACCCGCCTGGAACTAGAATGTCGTATACAATAAATGGTGCATCTTCTGGTAGGCCTACCGGCGCGTCAGACTTATTTCCGAAGGCCTCTGGGATCTGCTGAATTGGGACAATTGGGGACGAACTGGCATAATCTGACTCATTAAAAATGCCAGAGGAATACAGTTCGTTGATCATCCACTGACGAACCGTATAGAATGCGCTGTTAGAATAATCAACCACTTGGCGTCAACGCCTCTGTCATCCGACTTGCAATTGCGTTTGCATATCCATCAGACGGAGTGCTTACAGAGAGCATGACCGATGCACGGTTAGCAGCCTTGGCAGCCTTGGTTCCGTAATTAGACATATCGCGGTTAACTTCCTGACCTCCGACTCCAGCGAAAAAGGACTCGGTTGCCGCCTGTAGGCCGTGGTACGTTGGTAGTCGGGAGTAGTCAATCATCACCGGCTTGGCCGTGAAGGTCAGTCCCGAGAGTGTCTTTCTTCCGTTAATCGGATTATCAAATGCTAGGTACTGTGAAATCGTTGGCCTAATAACAACCTTCTGACCGTATTCCATCACCATAGCCTTATTGAAGAATACATGGCGCTTCTCAACAGTTTTTCCTGTTGGACCGGGGGTTGCCTGAGCCTCGGTCAAGGGAACTAGCGTCTTGGATGGCCTAAACTCTAGCCTCATAGAAAAATTCGCCTTGCCACGACTCATTGGGGGGATCTTAAGGTCGAACAATCTTCCGCTGGTCTGTCCAACCTTTCCCCACTCATATGCGTGATGCATCGACTTCTTATTGGCCGATGCCATAGCGTTCACATAGGGGAGATACTTTCTTTTTACAGAGTTCTCGATAGTGCGCTGAATATTTTTCTGTCCCTTGGGAGATGAGATAGCCCATGCTACCGTAGCAATAGAGTTGGCAATTGCCTGTGACATTAGTGGCAGTTCATTCACTCCGCGCAACTTTCTACCAGAAATTTTTGTCGATACCGGAGCCGTCAGTCTATAGTTATTAAACTCTCTGAACAGTGCGTCTAGATCGTTCATATTACGACCACCTGACTAGTTTCAGAAGAGTTGATCTGGACTGTATCAACGCTAGAATCACCTGGCAGCCTGACATTAACCTCAGACAAGTTGCAGAGAATGTCGTACTCCATGAATGATCCGAATGGCTCATAGGTCGGTGTTACTCCGATAACAATAAACTGGATCCTGTCGTCAAGGTAGTATTGTCCGTCGGCGTCCCTAATTTTTGTTAGAATATCTCCCTCTCGCATCTTATATGCACTTTTTACTCGGAGGTAGTGGTATTCATCCAATTTGTTTCCCCAGTCCTGCTCTGTTCCGGAGTCCTTACCCCTTAGGTTGGCCAGGCCACGAGCGATAAGAGGGACCTCTTGGTATTCTGAGTAGACAGCCTTAACCTGCCCGCTTCTAGTGTTTTGCTCGGTGGTCTTAGCATAAACTCTACCGGTCATGTTATACTTTCCAGAAGTTAAGCAGCCACCGATCATATAGCCACCATGTTAATAGATCTAAAGTCTGAAAGGATTTGATCAGCGAAAAAGTTACCAGTGCCCTGGAACTGCTTTTGATTAAATACAATTCTCCAGTCGGAAGCATTGATTTGTTCCACGAAGCGCTTCTTCCAGGCCGTTTCCTTACAGAAATAGTCCTCGACTAGAAGTTGGGCGACAAAGTTAACCTCGTCAGGAACCTGCTCCCACCCATAGACACCCGAGAGCGAGTACCACTTGTACTTGTTCCAAACTGTGCTAGATGGTCCATCGGACCAGACAGGAACCTCATCAAACTTATAAGCCCTGAGCCCGTAGTTTGTGTCAGTAATCTCTACGTTCCTTCCGAAATCATTGACGCTCGGGGTCCACACAACCTCATCTTCAAGTTTAATCTCTGTTAAACTAATAATCCTCTGCGGAAGAACGAGCACCTCCTTGTCGTTACCGTGCATTTTTATTATGTCCGAACGCTTACCGAATGACTGCCCAGTATAATTATTTATCATATACCTGGCAAACAACTCTGCGTTCTCTACCTCGGCATTTGTCTCGTCTGGGAATTTGGCCTTCATTTCATAAAAATTGACGTATGGAGTTACTACGTTAATATAGTCGGTTTTACCAGATGTTTCTCCGGAAACCGTATATTGCCAGGTGACACTAATCTGACACTCAAGGAGGGATTCGTCCAGTTCGGTCAGCACATAATAAACTCCAGTAGATTCGTGTACTGCTGTTCCGGTTCTTGGCGTGTTTCCAGAGCCCACGACTGTCACAGAGTACGTTGGATTATAGTCAGAATCAGTTGGAACACCGTCCTGATAAATCTTTAGATAGACCTTTTCAGTCGTGTTTACATAGATTTGCTTCATGGAAACTCCCTAAATAAGATAAAATCATTGTATCATATCGAGCGTCTAAATTCACCATACAGAGACTCCGCCGCCGGTGGTCCCCTCAGAAACAGAAACAGATTGTCCTGTCGTACCCTCTACATTAACCTCTCCAAATACGACTGTAGTAACACTAGATGAATCAATAGCGCTAATCGTAGAGAAGTCAGAGCCAGTTACAGAAATTTGAGTAATTTCTTCAACCACTACCGACTCTGAACCCTGGATTACCCCAGAATCGCTGGCCGACTTCGATACAACACCAACTATTTCAACAGTAGAAACGTCTGACCCATTTATTCCACCAGAGTCAAATACCTGAACAAGCGCTGAGACCGCAACTGATTCAGAAGAGGTCAGGGAACTAGAGTCTGATGCCGCAACAGGGATCTGTGCGAAGGTGCCCGAGTCGGTACCGATTACCTGGCCTATATCGGTGGTGCTAAGTGTTACATATGTTCCAACGCTTTCTGTACTAGAAATTGTTCCAGTGTCAGAGATGTTCGCCCTTGCCGCAATTGCTACAGACTCAGAAGATGAAATGCTACCGCTGTCACTGGTTGACTTTGTGTCAAAGACCGTCAGCACGGTTGCAGAATCTGAACCTTGAATTACACCACTATCTGATCCCGGTAGGCTGTTAAATACCGTAACCGTGGTGTCTGTTCCAACCAGCGTGCCGGTGTCTGTCGCAGACAGGGCAATCGGTGTCTGGAATGCCCCAGAGTCGGCGGCTGCAATATTTGAGGTGTCAGAGGCTGCAACAGATACCGTTCCGAAGGCTGCCGTTTCAGAAGAATTCAGGGTTCCAGTATCAGAGGAAGTTACAGACACTACCACAATAGCGGTCTCGCTGGATGATAGTGTTCCTGTATCAGAAGCAGTAATATCAGAAACTCCAGAGGCTACAACGGATGCAGAGTCGGATCCGGAAATTGTTCCAGAGTCACTTGTGGATATTGGAACCATAATTGCAGACGAATCTGTTCCAACAACCGCTCCCGTGTCTGTGGTAGAATTCTTAAATACGTTTGCAGAGTCAGAACCGCTAACTGTGCTGGAATCTGTAGATGAGAACGATGCCGTTACCGACGCGATATCACTTCCAGAAATTGTCCCGGTATCACTGGCAGAAACCGTAATATTTCCAGAAATATCAATTGTCGCCGTGTCTGTTCCTACAATTACTCCAGAGTCAGACCCTGGATAATTAACAAAGATGAAGGCGCTATCTGTTCCAGAAATAGTGCTGGAGTCTGCTGCTGTTACCGACACTGTGGCAAACGAGCCGGTATCTGTTCCTACCACCGCACCAGTGTCTGTGGTTGACAGCGTGACATAAAATGCAGTGGTCTCTGTGGCGGAAATCGTGCCAGTATCAGTTGTTGATGTAGAAACTGCCGTTGCTACAGATTCAGTCGAAACTATTGCTCCGGAATCAGTTGCAGAAATTGGAACCTGAGTCGTCACAGATTCAGAAGAACTTATCGTTCCGGTATCTGTTGTGCTAAATGATGCTCTCGTTGCTACTGACTCTGTTCCGGTTACCGCGCTCGTATCGGTCGTAGACATTGTTATGCTTGTTGAAATAGCAGCATCTGTTCCAGTTATTGCTCCGGTGTCGGTTGTCGAAATTGATACTGCTATTACTGACGAATCGGTGCCAGTTATTGTACTAGAGTCAGAGGCAGATACCGCTACCGTAGCGAACGTTCCGACGTCAGTTCCGGTAATTGCATTAGAGTCTGATACTGTAATTGTTACCAGGGAGATGGACCCTGAGTCTGTTCCAACAACCACGCCAGAATCTGTAGTGCTTAACGAAACCGCCGTCGATACAGACTCTGCAAGGACCAGGGTCCCTGTATCAGAAGCATTTACAGATATCGTTCCAGTAATTTGGACATTTGATGTTTCAGATACAGAAATTGTGCCTGTGTCCGACCCTGGATAATCTGCTCTGGTTGATACAGACTCAGAAGAAGATATCGCTCCAGTGTCACTGGCTGCCACGGCCACCGTCGAGAATGTGCCTACGTCAGAGCCAGAGATTACTCCGGAGTCGGTGGTTGACAGGGTTGCAGACGTTGCTACGGATTCACTAGAAGAGATGGCCCCTGTATCAGTGGTTGATAATGTCACGCTTGTTGATGTAACCGTATCTGTACCAGTTATGGCTCCAGTGTCTGTTGTAGAGAATGATGCGACAGGGCTAGAAGATTCAGAACTTGCAAGGGTTCCTGTATCTGCTGCCGTGATCGGGATTGTTCCGAATACATAAGATTCAGTAGAGGAAATTGTTCCGGTATCCGAGGCCGTTGTCGTTGCAGTTATCGCTACCGACTCAGTGAGCGCTACAGTTCCAGTATCAGAAGCGCTGGCTGGAGTTATATCTAGGCCTGGCTTAATTGCAAGCACCAACACTACCCTGTTTGTGGTTGACTGATCGTATCCTCCGTCGGTGGTTGCTCCAACCTGAACACTGGCCCCTCCGGTAACCTCCTTCTGGTTTATAGCGGTGGCGAATGTTGGTGTTGCAGCAGCGTTTAGAGATGTTTCTACTACCTCAGAATATCCCGTTGGCGCAGTTTGTGTAGTTGTGCCTGTATTATTTACTCTCCAAGAGTGGAATGCTAAGATCAGGTCGTCTGCTGTAACCGGTGTGGTCGCAGAGGTACCCCAAGTTGACGAGGCTGTTCCAGATGCGACAGCCGTTTCTTGTACATCCACCCCTCCGTCGTTTTCTACAATTACAACACCAATCGACCATTTCTGGGAGTTTGTCAGTGTCCATGAAACATTCGTTCCTGAGTCAGATGAGGCTAGGGACTTTCTATATACCTTCTGCTGTAGAACTGTTGAAGATGACGTAAAGTCCAGAAGGGTCCACCCGGACGGGTCTCCACGGTCAGTGGCGGTGTTTGCCTCCACGACCATGTAAGCAACATCTCCGGTGTTGATTCCGCTCGGAAGTGTCACATTTGTTGCCGAGGATGCTCCAGTTCCAGAGTTATTACTTGCAGAACTTTTAACTACCGGTCCCTTTCTTACCGTCACAGATTCAGATAGTGAAATTGTTCCGGAGTCGCTGGCAGAGATTGGCACGAATGTTGCTGAACTGTCCGTTCCAACGACTGCACCCGTATCTGTTGTAGAAAATGAAACATTGGTTGTTACAGACTCTGTTAATGCTAGTGTACCTGTATCAGAAGCGGAGGTTACAATTGTCCCTAGAGTTCCTACGTCAGAACCCACAATTGTTCCGGAATCAGTTGTAGACATTGTAATGCTAGTTGACGCCACAGAATCAGTACCGACAACTGTTCCAGTATCAGTTGTTGGGACGGTGGCTAGCAACGTCATATTATCTGTTACACTTATAGTTCCAGTATCTGTGGCTGATGTAACAACCTGTACCGATGCCGTGTCTGTTCCTACAATTGTTCCGGTGTCAGTAATTGTAGATGTTACCAGAATGGATGCAGATTCGGTTGCCGAAAGGGTTCCGGTATCGCTGGCAGACTTATTGGTTGATCCACCTACCGACGTGCTCATTGTAATTCTGTTGATATTGTTTACATAATCATATCCAGTAAAATCAATAGTTACTGTGGTTCCGTCGTCGGTGAAGTCTAGAATACCGTATTGCTTATAGGTTGCTGCGTCTGCTGCGGTAGGGTATGCACCCTGAGACCAGGTTGATCCTCCTCGCACAGTAGCAGAGTTGTTTACTGGTGCCACCTGAATGGCGGGGAAGCCACCCGGAGCATTTGTGCCATTGTCTGCTGCTAGGAAGTGAGAGTCTCCTGAGACAAAGTACAGTCCGGTGATGTTGTTGGAGGAGATGTAGTTCAGAAGTTCTGTTCTTTCTGTACTGTACTTGGCCCAGGTATCATCAGTTGTCGTGGTTCCGTGCCACACCATTCCAGACATTACTACCTTAACCGGTTCAGTAGCATTTAGAAGTTCTGATTTTAGCCACGCCTTTTGAGTGGTTCCGAGCATGGTTTTGGACGAGTTATCTGTGGCTGCCGGGTCTGATCTGTGAGCGCGGACGTCTAGAATAATAAATCTGATTCTTCCAATTGTGAAGGCATGTTCTAGTGAGTCCGATACCGGAAGTGTATATGTTGGAAACATTTCTCTGACTGTAGCCTGCACCGCAGGAATACCTGGCGCTGTACCATCAATATTGTTACCGCTATAATCGTGATCGTCTGGCATATAGACCAGGGCGGTGTCTCTCAATGATGCCCTTATTGCCTGCTTCTCCATTGCCACCCTCATGGCGGTTCTTGCTAGGTTTTGGTCATTAGTTCCGATATCTTCGTAGTGGATATCTCCCATATTCAGCCAGAAGGCCGGTCTAGTCGATCTGCTGGCTGAGTGGTACAGGGCTTCACCGGCTGAACCAGAAGTGATACACGATCCTAGGTGTACCGTGAAGTTTGTTGCCGTACCAGCGGCATTTGGAGTTTTTACAGCACCCTTAGAGTTTTTGTCATAATATCTCTGTCCGAGATTATCCTCTAGAAAGTAGTAATACTGAGTATTTGCTGACAGCGTTCCTGTCGTAAATTTGGTAAATCCATTCGTACCAGTGTTCTGATAAGAAGTATAGGTTACTCCAGTTGCGAATGTTGAGTCGGTGGTGTATCCCATTCGAGCATTAGTTACTCCGAGGGTGTGGAATGTGACAGAGAATTGTGTTGCTGTTAGTCCTCCTGCTACGCGACTTAGAACAGTTCCGGCGTATGCTGTCTGACCAATCCAGTCATCGAACGACATTGCAATATCATCCATCCACATTTCCTGGGTAACTGCGGCGGTGTTACCCCATCTGACCTCATCAAAGTGAGGTCCGGTATTCCTTGCGGTATAAGCCCAGGTTTCTGTCGCGGTCGCAGACTGTGGACTGTTGTATAGGCGCATATCGACGGTTCCCGTCGTAGCGTTTGTGAAAACCTTACCTTCTATTCTTACCCATTGCCCCAAGGAGATGCTTGTTGTTGACAGTCCCATCGACGTATTTGCAGCATCGTAACTTTGCACCTTTCCGCCGGTGCTGATGTTCAGGCCGAAGACCAGGGTGTTTGTATTATCATAAAATGCTGCTATTCTTCTGGTAGTTGATGGGTTGGCATCCATCCACAAATACAATCTAAAGTAGAAGGTCGTTGGAGGAGTCTCTCCTATTTGGAAGGCATCCCATCTAGTATAAGCGTTGGTTGTTGCATTAATATGCATAGACCTAGTTCCGTTAACGGACCTGCTTGTGTCATAAGTTAGGGCCGATCCGGTGTCAGAAATTAGAGAGAATGAGTCTCCACCTCCCCTAGAGGTGGTGGTAGTAACAAGTGCTCCGTTGGCACCATTTTCAAATGTCTGCCTCAGTAGGTGCTTTGTTGGCTCTACAATTACAATCTGGGCGGTATCTGTGCCGACTAGGGTTCCTGTATCTGTAGTGCTTGGGGTTAGGGTAGAGGGCTGATTGAATAGAACAGTTTCAATAGCGGGGTTTGGCTGCGCTATTGGCTGAATTCTAAAGGCTCTACCCAGTCTAGCCATTTGTTACCACCTACTTGACCTGTGGCTGGCAGGAGTCCACAGTTGGGCTGATTTTGCCTCGTTCCAGCCGAAAATGGTATCTACAGTTGGTTGAAATGCTACTGCTGTTGCAAGTACCCTAGACGATACTGTCGCTGATGGGGTAATTGCTGCTGCTGCTACCGCACCCGCCGTACCTTGGACAAGGCTGGACACTTCGGTTCCGTGGCCTGTACCGGAGGTGGTATGGTCATCAGAGCGCTCAGTATATGTAGCAACAGTAAATGTGTGTGCGGTATCGTTAACACGCATACCAATACCAATAACAAGTGCGTTGTTGGTTGCTGTGGTAATAGTTGGAATGTTAAAAGATGTTGTGGCTGCCGCGTCTGTTGGGGTTGCAGCGATTGCATCACGAGTTTGGGTCGCCCCGCTGAATGCCAAAATTCTTGCAGTTGCAGAGTCACCAGTGGTACCGGTAGTTAGGGATGACCACTGGAAGGATGCGTCGTCGCTTGTGCTTCCGTCAGCAATTCTGGTAAACACATAAATGCGCCCCCCGGATGCCGTTGCCGATGTTACTGGAAATCCGGTGACAAGATTCCAGTTGGTCGGGGTGGCACAGGCATTAGTAATACCTCTGGCATTGGTAACAAGCACCAAGAGGTCGCCCTGCCTGCGAGCGGTGGGCGCTGTTGGTGCCAGGGTGGTCGGAGTTGCCACGTTGTTGGCGGTAGCAACCATCGTTCCCGCTGCGATGAAGGCCGGAACAGCCATATCTTATTCTTCCCAACGCACACTATATGCGACACCAGATGTAAGTGTCTGCGTAGGTGTAAGTTTCAGCCTAAAAATCGCGCTCGGCGGAACGTACATTTCATCTCCTAGAGGGAAGAAAACTTCATATCCTCCCAGGCAGGAAACATACATAGAAACGTATGGGTCTGCAGAAGTTGATGACGGAGCCCAGGTTCCCTCTACTGTAATGGTATGCTTAACAGTCGCAGCCGAGTTCTGGCTCGCATGAGCAGCACCCCACTTGGCAATGTTGGCGGCAGTAATCTGTGTTCCAGTTGCTGTAGCACCACCGGCAATGTCCACTCCATATTCTACAAGGACGGGGACGTCAGAGGTAGTAACACCCTTAAACCATACCCCAATTTCCTTAATTTTAGCGTCACCTGTAGCGGGAGGAACAATTTCTATCAAACTCTTAGCGGTTGTTCCGGTAAGAGTGATAGCGTTCTGACTTACTTGATAGGTTGACATTTTTCTCCTTTCATAATAAAAGCCGCACCCAGGCATGAATATGTGCCTAGGTACGGCGGTTCATCTTTCGATGCCTACTATAACATCTAGTTGCTACTATTTTAACACACTGTTTATTAAAAAGGAAAGGCCACCCGAAGGTGGCCAATCCACAACCAGAGCCGTCAGACGGTGATGGTTAGAGTAGCGGTGAACTGCCAAGTCTGTGTGCCTGGCTTGGTTCCCAACGATTCAACCTTACGGCTAAGCATTGTTCCAGCAGATGAAGCATTGAAGATGCCCCACTCCTGCCAAGCAAAGTTCGCCTCTGAGGTTCCAAACGTTGAGCGGAATGTCAAGACGTTTGTTGCCTGCTGAGGATAGGTTGCGTCCATTCCCTTACGCAACTTGTTAGATGCTGCCTGCAGGTCTGTGTATGTCAGAGGGGTTGCGTTGGTGGTCGAGTCCCCCACGCCAATGTAGGCGTTGGTGTTATCGAATAGAGTTCCCGTACCAGCGAAAATCTTCGTAACAATATAATCTCTACCAGCGTTAACTAGTGGCATTAAGAATTACCTCCCTCCAAGAACAGATGTTCTACGATTTCTCCATTATGAATTACCACGGTTTCAATCGGCTCTCCGGCCTCACCGTTGGCAATTTGTTCTTCTGTAAAGTCGCCATCGTACTTGTGAAGAACAATGTGCTCATCAATAACTGCCTCTGAAAGATCTGGAATAGCCTCTGTCATGAGTAATACTCCTGAGCCTCTCTAGGTGTTGCCTGACGGAATCCGCGTTCCCTGTCAAAGATCTCCTGGGCGTCCTCGGCACTCATAACAACGTATGGGTGCTCCCTGGTGAACCTATATCCTAGAACCTCGAAGGTTCCGTTTCCGCGCTCCATCTTGACTACAACCTCTGGGCCCTCAATCTTCTTGGCAGCCGGGACAGCCGGTGCCGTGGGCAGTTCTTCATGCTCTGCACCGATAAAGTTAGCATATACTTCCTCGCTGACTCCCTCTTCGGCCAGGGCTGCAATGATATCAGCCTTTTTGGTGACTCCATCTAGGTCCACACCAAATTCCTCTGCGACCTCTCGCAGTTCGGCTACCTTCATTTTCTGTAAAGACATTAAAACCTCCTTGTTTCTAGTATAGATTATAGCAGTTGGAGGGTTATGTGGCAAAGTAATAGCGGGGGCGGTTGCCCGCCCCCGCTGATCACTTTAGACAGATCAGGTCGAAACCTTAACATCGCGTACAACAACCCAAGCGTCCAGATTCTCGATCTGAACACCTACGCGGGTGTACATCGTGTACTCAGTTGTGTCCTTCTTCTGTGCAAACTGGCTGTATACCTGGATCTCACGCTTGATACCGACAATCCTGTTGTTCGGGAATGTTAGTTCAATGTATCCGTGGTCACCTGATGCACCGGAGTACGATCCTGCTACGTCTTCCTTCTGTAGAGCAACCTCTACAACAGGAATTCCGAAAGCGTAAGGATACGATCCACCAGAGTTGCCCTGCGGTCCAGCAACTGTTCCAGTGATGATACCAGAGGCGATAGCCTCAGGAGTACCACCGTCTACGTTCAAGCCATTAGATAGGCTGTAGAGGTAGTCCTGGATTAGATTGCTGCCCGTGTAGAAGCGCAACTGGTTACGACGCTGCTTGTACTTACGAGGAAGGTTCTTGAGAGCCTTGTTGAATGCCGCACGGTTAATTGCACCTCCACCGTGGGAAACAACGTGAGCGCCTGCAAGAGCGCGAACGTGCCAACCATCGAAAGCCTTGTACAGCGGATCGCTGGTTAGAGAGTCGTCACCGTTGATGCATAGATCCTCAATGTCGTTACCGGCCTGAGTAGCCATCAACTGTGCGATGTGATCCTCTAGACCGTTGCCCTCGATGTTGTCCTCAAGGGACTCTGTTGAGAGTTCCCAGTCAAGACGCAACTTCTTGGTTGTAAGCGAAATCTTTGTGAACGTAGCACCAGCGTTAACTCCGTCGTCTACGGCTTCTGTAGCAACGCGTACCAACTTCGTTCCAACTCCTACCTTGTCAATGTCAACGGTGTCGGAGCGCATACGAATTGTACGAGCGGTCGGAAGAAGAGAAGTAGCATCCCACATGTAGTCGATAAAACGGCTAGACTGTTCTGCGTTAAGTAGACCACCACTTCCGGCACTAACGTCCGAAGTGGCAATTACCTTTTCAAGCAATTCGTTACCCATATTATATTTTCACCTCCTGTATTTTTAGTTTGTAATGGAACTTGCGCTGGCGAAGCGTCCACCCCATGAAAATCCCTTTGTTACCGGCTCTGAATCTAGATCATCACCGGACTTCTTCGTGGCAGTTGCGTTTTCGAGAGCATCTACATGCTTAGCAACTTCGTCAACCTTTCCAGCAACCTCTGCCACAGTTGCGGTGATCGACTCCAAAGTCTTAATAACGGCATCCAATACTGGTGCCGACTTTTCTACAGAGGCTGCTGTCTCCGCGAGAGTACCTTCGATTGCGCTAATAGACTTCTCTAGAGCACTAAGGTCTACCGCCGGAACTTCTGCGACCTCCTCAGGCGTCTCGTCAGCAGACTTTTCTACAGTCTCCTCTGCGACAACCTCTTCCACCGACTCTTCAACGTCAGCGGCCTTTTCTACAGCCTCCTCGGTCACAGGCTCTACGACCTCATCAACCTCGGCAGCCTTTTCTACAGTTTCTACGTCAGACATACTTACACCTCCTTCACTTTTAACTGCTGTGTCATTATTATCTCCGACATTTTCTTCGTTTGCAAACTCAGAGTTCTGCTTGACCTTTTCCTTGCCAAGTTCTTCCTTGATTTGCTGTGATGTAATGACGGACTTAGAAGTCCAATTATCCACAAACTTCTTAAGTTCAGCAGTTACCTTGGCAACGTCAGTTACCTCGATCCACCCGATATTTTCCATCGGGGAGTCACACGCGCTACAAGAGACGATTTCGTCTGCGCTGGCCTTGGCCACCTCGTCAGTACCACACCAGAAAACGTTCTGTGTCTCTACCTCAGTAGCCATACCCTTGGCTACCAGGGAGTCACCGACCTTCGTAATGGATAGTACGTTGGCGTACTGGTTCGCCGGGTTGTCCACGAGCGAAAGTTCAATAAGATCAAGTTCGGTGATGAATCGAATGCTCTTTTCGAGATCTGGAATATACTCGGTGTGAGCGTTCTTTACATATCCACCAATGGAAAAACCTGAGAGAGTTCCATCTAGAACCTTCTCCCAGGTGTCCTGAGCGCCTCTAGAAACGTAGGCAGTGACGAAGATTCCTTCGTATGCCGCTCCTGTCTTGGCGTCATAAAATGTCTCTTGGTTGAATGTCACCATTCTACCGGCTGCAATTGGCTGGTGCATTTCACGGATATTTCCACGGAAACGACTAAAAGCGTCTACCGAAGCCTCAAGCGTCACAACCTCGTCATGTTGATCAACGTTGTTCAGCGAGGCGAAGCCGGAAACTAGACGCTGCTCCTCATTCACCTTGGCGATTGGCATTACGACCTTTACGTCGTCGCCATTAGTTACCCAATAAGCCTTTTCAATTGCCATAGTATTTAAATATTACTACGATTTCTTTTATCACGCAACCCGGCATCTTTACAGAAAACGGACCAGACGTAGAATTCGTAGATGCTAAATAGGGTGAAGAATCCATAAACTATAACTGCTGTGGATTGTGGTGCTGTCATTATCCAACTTGCAGTGATAAACGCCCAGTATGCCGCCCCAACGATATCCATGTTTTTAAGAACTATATACTTTCTGTACCAGATGCATACAATGTCTATCAGCCCTAAAAAGACTAGTATAGTGCCCAGCCAGGTTTCCATAGGGTGTCCGTAAATTGGTGCTAGGGCATCATTGGCTCCGGCCAGTGAAATGAACGAGAAACTCTCAAATGGGAGTAGCAGCCAGAGTCCAAAGACGATCTGAAATACGCCTATTACGAATCCGTCAGAATCGAGAGGCTTGGCAATTCCCTGCCGACCAAATATTTCTTTGAAACGTGTCACATTTCAACGTAGTCTTTTGACTGTCCTCCAATTAGGCTTGCGCCCTTCCTTCTCCCTTTGGTTGACGGGCTTCTCCCGAAGTATCTGCCGCGTTTCCACTTCGCTGCTGATCCCTCTGCCTGTTACCATTGGCTGTTGTGTTTTGTTCTGCTCTCGCCTGAGCGGTGAGAGCAACAGGCTCATCGCCTCCGTCAAGGCTCGGCAGGTTAAGTTCCGAACGAACCTCGTTCGGTACAAGTACCTGAATCCTGACTAGGCGCTCCCAGATCTTGCTCTGAGTGTCTGCGTCCGTTAGAGAAATCTCGTTGAACTTAATAGCGAGCGCATCCGTCTGCTCTTTAATTATACGATCAATTCTTTTCGATAGCAAATCCTGCATTGGCTTTACTACCTGCTCAGAGAATGTTTTGTCTGCATCTCTAGCAATAGCAAGGGACACTCCCTCAGAAACAGACACCTTGGTAATCGGAACGCGGTTAACCGCCAACACCTCATCACGGTTAGCCTTGCGGTAGTTGTTGAATGAAGAGTCCTGAATGCCGTTCTCTACCTCGTGCATCTTGAATTCAGACTTGGTAGATTCGGTATCCTCGGGAATCGGAATATATAGGCTTCGGTGATTACCGGCCATTCCCTTAATGCCCTCTAGGAACTCTAGAAGTTTGCGCTCTGACTTCTCGCTTAGCCTGCCGCCCTTGATCGTAACGATATAGCGCGGAACAGCCTTGTTTTCGAAATAGTCAAGGTTGTAGCGGCTTGAAAACTCTGCTCCGGCGATGGCGTTCTTGGCTGCGATAACATTCGGAACACCATAAAATGTATTGGTCGGAGAGTAATTTTTAATATGAATGATTTCATTCGGGTTGGCGTCAGAGCCGATAGGATTCTTAGTCTCCGTGTCACCGTAGTTTCTGAAAAATACTGCGTCCTTGCCAACAATCTGCAGGAACCCGTCCCGCTTGGCACGAACTCGTACGGTTGTGGCTGGAATATGTCCGATAAATCCAATTGTTCCATTAATGTTACGTCCAATTTCAATGTATCCATTTCCGGTTGTCTCGAAATCTACATAAACCTTTAGGAGCACCTCTGAGAAGGATTCCGGCTCGGTGACTGTATCTAGCCACTCATGCATTTCACGCTTTAGCCTTAGGAATCTCTTACGAGCCTTCTCTAGAGCAGACTTGGAGTTGATATCCTCCATCTTCTCTTTCAGTGTGGCTGACTCTGTGAAGTCATAGCCCTGCCCCACAACAGAAACAGCCTTGGCGTTGATTGCTGCATAGTTGTATGGGTTGATCTCGTACAACTTAGCCAAATAGTCAAGGTTGTATGGGGGCTGCTTCACCTGGAATAGAGAATATCCGGTTACCTCGCCGTCCTCTAGTTTCTTGGACTCTGCGCGAGTAACCTTCTTCTTAAATGTTGGGGACAGTCCGCCAAGGGACTTGACCAGAGAGATTCCGCCCTCGAACTGGTCGGTAGTCTTCTGAACACCCTCGCCAGCCTGCTTTACTCCGAAGTCTCTCGGATTAAATACTTCAACCTCTTCCATTAGCCTTATCCCTCAAATCGTCAGCGTAGAAGCCAACATCGTATTCGTCTGGCACAAGGCCCTCAGAGGCCCTAGCCAACTGCTCTTCATATTCCTCGTCGCTCACCTTTCTGTGACCGGGGAAGAACTGTGGCTCTCCCTCGTCAATTCCGAACGACTTAACTGCCGCCCTCAACTCAGCAATTCTCCTAACATCTCCGAATTCGGAGGCGATGCTGAGGAAGTTTCGGTCCTCGTCTGCGATATAGGCCCCATTTGGCATCTTCCAGAGGTAAACGCCGAACCTATCGCCGGGACTATCGTGTACAATCTTCTTGCCCTTTGGTGTAAGTTTCATATCATCATTGTACCAAATTACTGGTTATTGGGCAGGTTTTGTCCAACTGGCGTTCCGTCACACCGAAATTGTCTGGCTATTCCAAATGTTTGAGTAGTATCTTGGGAGAGAATCTGCTACTGTACGGCTTCCTGGGGCATCCGAGAATGACCCTGTAGTTACATCACCGAGATAGGCCTTGTAGTTGGCCAGTACCTGCTGGGCTGTAAATGTCTGTGAATAATATGAAACATTTTGGTATCTAGCAGACGACTGTGTTCCAGCGGGGGCTGGAATTCCAAAATTCATATTAGCGGTAATAAGGTTAATCTGCGTAGAGGCATTGGTCAGAACGATGTGGTGCCATCTGTTATACCAGGTTGTAGACGTTGCAGCGTTCGCAGTGGAAACTCCATCAACATATAGTGTTGTAAATCCTGTGGTAGTAAATCCGCCAACGTCATAATACCTCATAGAGTGCTCAGTTCCGTCATAGTAGACATAATAACCCTGTGTTTCTGGATAAAGCCAGAACTCTACGGTTCTTATGAGCGGGGTTGGTCCAGCAGTGGTCGCACCGGATCCGCCAGTAGGAATAGACGTGTTTGTAGTATCATTTACTGGATCTAGTATGATAACTGAGGTGCTTGCCGTAACCCTAGCCCCATTTTCTACATCCTGTCTTATCATTGGTAAATTCTTATTAAAGAAGTTTCTCCTGGTTCCTGATTCTAGCAAATCTAAAGAGTTTTCAGAATACTGAACTGAGTCATAGAATCCAATTAATTGTAGTTCGTTTAGTTTAACCGGATTATAATATGAGTCATCTGTTGTTAGAACCACCTTAGCATAGTTTGCTGTTGGAAGGTTAGTAGGGAACGAGGTGGAGACAAACTCTCTTCCATTTGTGGGTGCTGTGTATGACGTGTCATCTACAGATGTTGTTACGGAGATGTTTGAGTTTCTCGGACTCCAATATATTTGTGTTTGCTGAACACTTTCTGTTCCATCTGATCCCGTTAGAGCAGAAACCTTTACTAATCCAGATTGAGATACATTAAGGCTAGAGCCAAGTTTCGCAGTGAACCCATTTACAGAAGTCTTATTTGATGTAAACAGGGAAGAATCCTGAACCTCTGGATACAGTTTAAGCAACTTGAAATAGTTATTCCAGGTTCTTAATTCGTCAGCACCGGCCCCCAGGTGCAGGTATGAATTTTCATCAAACTGCGGGGCTTTTACGCCATTATCAAAGGCGATTTGAGCGGGGCTGGATGTTGTATTAACATATAGACTAAGAATTCCAAGCCCCCACTCAACGTAGAAGTACGGCATAGTTGCAAGCAGCGAGGAAATGGCTCCCCATGAAGCCTCTGTTGTTGTCAAGTCACCGGCAGTGTTTAGGTACTTGTATCGAAGGTATAGGTTCTTGTCGGACTTCTTGACAATTTCAATCACGCTATCACCAGCAGTGTTAGAAATTGATGCCAGGCACTGCTCTTGAATATTATCATTTTCTATGGCAGTAAAGTCTGCGTGGAATCCAAACGCCCCTTGACTTTTTCCTAAGTACCTACCCGCGTTCCTAACCTTAATAAACATCGAATCCCGAAGATTGATCTCGTCAATATTATACGCGCCCTCGTAATAATTAGTCTCTGCTCCAAGGTAGACAGCCGCCGAATCAATGTAGTGTAACTCATTCGCTGCAGCGGTAGAGAAAACCTGAACGCCAAGCCTGCATGACACCGCGCCGACTGGTGCCGTAGCGGTAACGGTGTGCTTAGTCCATGCGGAGGTTGAGTTTGTTGTTCCAGATCCGCTGACCGCGCTTAAGAACCCCCCGCTCTGATTGTAAAAGTAAATATCTGCCCCTACAGACCTGGTAAGAGATCCCGCGAGGCTATGAAGTACGCCAGAAATTTTCTGACCAGGGACAATTCCTGATATCCCTGTCTGCCAGTACAACTGCATCGTTCCGGCTGCGTTGGAAGACATTCTTGCACTTCCGCCAGCATTATGCATAATTGTCGGAGCATGAGCGGCGGTGCAGTTAGTTCCAGCGACCCAACTGTTTAGACCACCATCAACTCTTGATGCCAGCGTCCCAACGAGGTTCTTTGGATAGTCGGAAGCATCAATTCCGGGTGGAATCCTATAGTCATTTGGCTCATTCCATGTTGTTGAAGAGCCCTCTCTGACCATTAGTTCATCAAACCAATATGAGTCCCCGGACACCGGGTTTGTAGAAACTATTCCAATAGTACACGAGGCCGCATTTGCTGGGGCCGTAGCAGTAACTGCTCTACTCTCCCAAGTATTAGCAACAGCGGTTACGCTGTGTACGTTAGAAACAATATAGGCTCCCCCCGCAGTCCACCAGTCAATAGCGACCTGAGTGTTTCTGGCGGCAGAGCATCTAATTCTTGCTGTTGCGGTATAAGTCTTTCCCGGCTCCACCGCTGGGCCTGCTCCTCCTGCAATTCCAAAGTTTGTTTGTGCTACTCCGGTGCCACTTGTGTATGTAACCTTAAAAGCGTATGATCCTGAATACACCTGGTCTGTTGCTGCTGTAAAGGTATAGGTAAGCGCACCTGGATTATATGTATTTGTAATTCCAGTTGTAACTCCGTTTTCTGCTGTAGCCTGATTCCAGGTCAACAAGTTCCCATAATAACTTGGAGATGTTCTAAGTTCCACCGGAGGGATTTTCTTAAGACCAACGGAGCCATCATCATTTACAATTACATCGGTAAGTGTGATTGCATTAGACTTCCACCCCAGAGAAGCACCCGACCAGTCGAAGATTTTAGTTCTATCCTCATCATTGATCTTAATGATCTTTCCACCGAGTGAATTGACAATATCGACCTCTGCAACATTTGGAGTTGACATAAAATAGTGGTTATTGATTGACGTAGGATCTAGAGCCTGACGATAGAAAGAGACCCCATCAATAATAAACTCTGCAGTTTCAGTTGCTGTCGGAGGCCTATTTGCCATAGTAACGAAGTTGGCTGTTGTATGAGACCAGCCTGGCCCCTGTGAAAGATCTGCTGAATCGACCAACTTCCCATCTACATAGAGGGAAATTTTTGTTGTATCATATACCGCTATCACATGATATGTTCTACCGGGCTCCAAATATTTTTGTGTCACTGCCCTAAATGTAGCCGGTGAGGTATCGCTGCCGTTGCTAACTACAAACCTGAGACTATTATTTACACAATAAATTCCATTTTCCATTACATAGGCAGACGAGGCTGCTTGTGGGGCAAAAAGGATGCTCTCTCTGGTCCCGCCGACCGGCTGGAAGGTAAATTCAACGCTAAATGGAATGTGGTTCCTATTTACCTCCCACGCCTCCATAGCGGGGTAAGTTAGTTTGTGGTTTGAGTTATAAAACCTGTACGCAATATCGCTGCTAGAACCGGTGACCAGCGGACGATAACCCCTATCAATCAGATCTGTTGCTTCTGTGATAGTGGCTGTCTTACCATTTCCTGAAAGGTCTGTTTCCGAAGTTCCTGATGGGGCGGTGATCATCCAGAAGCCAGCAGGCCTATCGGCTAGTACGGTTTGGACATAACTCATATCCTTGATTATATCGCTGATTGGGGTAAAAAGCAATTACCCCCGGAGATCATCCGGGGGTAACGCTGTAACTACCATCCTAAGGCGCACTGCACTTAGGCCCAACGAGTTCTCCGCGCCTCAGCACGGGCGGACCCGTTCTACCCGTACCACCACAGTACGGGGGATTATCTCCTAAAGAGATTGCGGAGTTTCTTACGAGCGTCCGACAATTTCTTGGAAAGACTAGTGATCTGCCTTCTCGTAGCCTCTACTGCAACCCAAAGATTGTAGTTGAAAATGGTTCTCTTAATATTCGGTGGGAACCATGTTGGGTCGTCCCCTCCACCGGCCAGACCATCCTGGTGAATATAGTAGTCATCTACCTGTCCAGGGACATACTGACCAACAGGGGCAACCCACTTCTGCTTGTATTTTGGAAGCGAAATCATATGAATGTGATATGAGAATCCCTGCGCGGGGGTGCGAACCCAGGCAGCCCAACCGTTCTTACGGAGGAACTTCTGAGCCTCGTACCAGTCCATTCCAACAATCTGTACGTCGAGTACAGCATCCTTATCGTGGGTGCCAGCACTTGCCTCTACAGTTGTGTTGTATGAACCCTGAATAATACGCAGGACATACTGCTTCCTGTTCTTCTCACCGAGTTTTCTTAGGCGATACTTAGTACGGTCTAGGTGCTCGGCGGTGCGCTTGGAGCACTTAAACTGTGTGCCATAAATGTTCGGCTGCGAGTAATAGACAATATCTGATTGTGCCATACTGCAATTATATCATGCAGAAATTTCGATTGCACTGGTCAGATCGACTACATCACAGTTTCCGGCGGTGCAAGCCAGTTCCTGACTTCCGGTGGTTGAATCGATCAACTCGTAAAGTGCTAGGTCGGACCAACGGATCTCAGCGGGCATCTTAGCCTTTAGAGCGTTGTATTCTTCCTCAGAAACTGGCTGGTACGGGGCCTGCTGGTAGGTGTGATCGTCGTATGGCAAGAATGACAGGCCACCAACGTCCTCCCAGTTTTCGTAGATCCATGCGGCTACATCGACCCACTCCTCGTCGCGTACCGAAACGGTGATCGACGGATTGTGCTCAGTCCAGTGCTTTTTGTAGACCTTCCAAATGTTGAGGTGGTCAATTGCACTGATATCACGACCGACCTTGGCATTTTCTGGTGCCTTGATCGGGAAGGAGAACACTGTCGAGGTTTCCGGGGCCATGAGGTCAGCCTCATATGGGATTCCGATTTCCTTAAGGAATACCGTCAGCGGATCCTTATTATCTGCACGAACTGTGCGAATGTAGAAGTTGCTGTACCAGAAGTGCATTCCAGAGGATACCTCGGTCAACTGAGATACTGTGCCGGAAGGCTTGACAGTGGTAATTGCCGTCGATGGGTTAATACCCATCTGCTTGGCAACGAGCGCGTTAGTCTCGATTGCCAACTCGCGCAATTCGTCTAGCCACGCTGCGGCCTTGTCGAGTCCCTCAGAGCCATTAAGAACCGGGTGTGCCATCTGACCTGTGAGAGAAACACCGAGCAGGCGCTCCTCTTCACAGTTATCTCTCCATACCTTACGAAGATACTTAAAATTAGTCAGTGACGACTGAATCGTACCCAATACGGCTGCTGTTGCGACCTTAGACTTAAGGTCTTGAAGGCGGTCTGTGTCTCTGACAACGACTTCTGTAAGGTTACAAAACTGGTTCGGACGGAGGAGAATTTCTCCACAAGGATTGGTAAATGCAACCTTAGAACCGTCGCGGCGTCCGTTACTGGAAGCGTGCCTACGGTTTCCTTCCTTATTGAAGATTCCTCGCTCACCGGACTGACTCTCCCATAGGTGACTCCATTCTGTTAGGAACTGCCCAACTGAGGGCTTAGTGTTGTAAACCGCCGAGTTGTTGGCTAGACGGCGCTGGGGCTCTGTCTCCCACCACTTACCGGACTTGGCCTTGGCCATATCGAAATCACCCAGGTCAGACCCAGAAATCATGGCAGAACGACGAACACCGCCAACTACTACGACCTCCCCGATCTTACACATAATGTCGTGGGCTTCGATTGGCTGCAACTTGCGTCCTGCTGCATTGGTGAAAATGCCAACTACGAACTCGAATAGGTCTGCTAGCGGTTCCGGCCCGCTGGCGCGGCCACCGAAAGTCTTTAGCCGAGCACCGGCAGGACGCACCTTGTCCATGTTCCAGGTGGGAATCTGACCTGCGTAGAGCATGGCAATAAGTTCACGAAGCGCACGAGCCCAACCTGCCTTAGAATCCTCTACGACAATAACTGTGTCAGAGTTCTCGAAGTGCTCATTAACTGCGGGGAGTTGTGATACATACTCCTGCTCAACAGAAAAGCCTACTCCGGTTCCGCACATAAGAACATACATTGCTTCATCGAACGCACGAATAGAATCAACTGCGATGAAGGAGCAGTTGTATCCAGCGGTGTGGTCACGCTCTAGTGCTGGCCCTGCTGTCATGAGGGCACGCATCGAAGGCATTACCTCATGGTTAAGGATCGACTGCCTAGCGCCTTCCTTAAACTTGTCATTCTTCCAGCCATAAGTCTTACTGGCGTAGTCAAACATAAACTCTGTGTAACGGTCAACCGTCTCACTCCACGTTTCACGACGGTTCTCTTCCTCGATCCAACGCGCATACCGCGACACCGCGATAAAATTTCGATAGGGGTCGATGATCGAGCCCTTCTCGTCTACCAATTTCATATAAAGTTCTCCCTAAAGTGCGCGTTCCAGCGCCAAAGATTTTGATGTTCTAACTAGTATACCACCGCTACTTTAGGTGATCAGATCGTTACGAAAATTTTTCAACGATGTGATCGAACGCGGTGCGAGTCACTTCTAACCAATCATAGTGCTCATGAATTTCCGGCGCAACTTGGAAAGCCTTTTCGGAAAACGTCTCGTAGTCGTCTGCAACTCTCTGCATCTGTTCCTTTAGAGACTCGAAGTTAGGCTCTAGCACCTTGCCAGGGTGAACGTCTGGCCACAGTGAGTCCACCTCGCGGTCTGCAACGTCTAGACCGACCGAGAATTGACTGTATGGGGCCCAAGTAGGGTTAAGAATTGTAGGCATTCCTGAGGCCATCGCTTGAAGCGGGATGAACCCAAAGCCCTCACCGTAGGAAGGGTACAAAAGAACATGATGTTGGTTGTAAAGTGCTACCATTTCATCTCCGGAGATAACCTCCTTGATTACCTTAACATTTTTCTTTAGATCCGCTGGTCCTGCGAGGCTGCCGTCTGGCAACTTGGCCCGGACAGTTGAATAACCGTTCGCCTTGATGGTAAGTTGATACCTAGGATCTTCCCCGAAGACCTCCATGAATGCATCGAACACCATTTGTCCACACTTGCGGTGTGCCGGTTCTCCTACATGTAAAAATTTGAGTCTACTAGCAGGCTTCGGCCTTCTAAAAGGTTGCCAAACATGCTCAATTCCATGTTCGTAAACAAAGAGGGGTTTAGTAACTCCGGCATCTCTAAAAACCTTTTTACACCAGGGGGAAGTTGTCCACACTTCATCACAATTATTCATAGCATCTACCCATCCATCGTGTAATGCTGTAGATTCCCAGGGGGTATATCCAATGGTATACTGTCCTGGGTGCCACTGGAAATAATAAGGCTGGGTAAAGTTAAGTAGTACAGGGCTGCCCGGATGATTAAACGGAGTAGTATGTCCTAGTTCCTGAAGCGATTTTACTATGTTGTATCCGGCATATCCATACCCCTGGGTAATTTCCAATCCCCCAGCGTGAGTGTGAAAGGCTATCTCCATCGTTCTCCTTGTGTAGGACAACATTCTACCAATCTTTTGGCCCTAAAGCCACTTTGTATATGTATTCATGATCATGCATACCAATTCACAGTTGACACAGGAAGCCGGAACCCCTAAAATAGTATTATGTTAGTAGGAAATACTATAGTATCAGGAATTCATAGATATAGAAGAGAATATGTAGATACTAATATTCTACCTGATCTATATTGTTCCAAAAATGACGGCACGCACCTTCCATTGGTAGTCCGAGTAGACAACCATGACAACGTATACTTATACTGTTTGTCCTGTGACTTTGAGAAGCGTGCCGGTCTTGTGACCTTGGACACACTCATGCGCCTAATGCGCTGGCGAGACTTGAATCCGTCACTGCCCTTCCTTGACACTGAAATAACCGTCTGATAGACTAGTTACTCCTTCTGTGTTGCGGAAGGAGAAAACATGACGAAAATAATGGCAATATCCCTCGTCCCCGTTCTGATGGTTGTAGGATTTCTTGCACATCAGGAGACACCGAGGCCAAGCCAAGATGCTAAGTCTGTCGCTATCGACGCAACACCGCCTGTTAAAAACAATGAGTCCGCCAAGGACTTGCAGCGCAGAAGGACAGCAGTATTACTACAGGCCTCCCGCGATAAAGAGCGGGAGAATAGAATTTGGCGTCGTGAGAGAGCGGAGGCCAGAGCAGAAGCGCGAGCAGAACGTAGAGCAGCAATTGCCGAACGTGAAGCGGAGGCCGAAGCAGCAACCCGAGCAGGAACACGCTCAGGGTCGAGCACTTTGCCCGACCTGTTGTTGTTAATTAGAGAGCATGAGTCTGGTGGAAATTATCAGGCTTATAACCCTTCGGGGTGTATTGGTGGGTGCTATGGAGCATACCAGATGACAGCAGAATACATGGATGATTGGGCCCGCGAAGCGGGATACCCTGATTATGCGTATGTTGGATTCTGGCCCGCCGAGATACAGGATGCGGTGGCTCTCTATAAATTCAATCAGACTGGTGGTGCCCTATGGTGCGACTGGACCGATTATTGTTGATTACTCCATGTGAGTGAACGGCTATTGACAGTTACCCCCATTCTTGATAGAGTGGGGGTAACTGCTATCCAAGGGAGGATAACTATGAAGAGGATCACACTGATTCTTAGCACCATGCTAGTAGCATTTCTTATGGGTGGTTCCTGGGCTTGGGCCGGGGAAACTCCTTCGTCCGATGACGACTGTACCACTGAAACTACCGGTTGGGTTCTTGAATCGCCCGGCCAGGATTGGACCCAGGTAGATCAGCGCACCGTTGTCGATGAGGAAGCCTGGGACGAGACTGTTGTTGATGTAGAAGCACAGCATTATTCTCTAAAAGGCAATTCTGGAATCGGAAAGGACGAAATTCCAGTGTTTCCTGCTGATTACTGGCAGGCCAACGCGCCATTAGAGCCACACTATCAGGGACACGGACTACCAGCATCGAATGTTGATGGCAGCGATTATATAGAAGGTCAGTCTGGCCTTCACTATACATCACAGGGCTCCGAGGGTCTTCGTGACTGGTTCTACTTCCAGGCGGAAGAGAGCCACGTTGTGCATCACGATGCTGTGACACACGAAGAGTTTGTATTTTCCAAGACAACGTGTGATAACCCGCACCCGCAGACTATTGCTTTGCGTGCTCACAAGTCAACGTGTGAGGGGAACTTCATGGCTACCATCACTATTACTACGCTTGACGGAAAGGTAATTTCTAAAGAGCGTAGCAAGTGGGTTAAGGTATCTAATCTCACCCATGCTCAGAAGGTTCAGTTGGAGTGTCTGACTCCGATCAAGCCTGAACCTACGCCAGACAAGCCTGAGGGGGCTGTGCCGGTCGCTGAGGAATTGCCCCACACCGGAGGCAACCTCGCCCTCGCTGGAATTGCTGGGGCTCTCCTGGCAGCGGGAAGCGGCCTTGTGTGGTTTAGCCGCCGCCGCTTGACAGACGTGTGAGTAGATGGTAAGATAGATCCATCATCTTGTTGCGAAACATGATAAGGCCGTGAGTGGGGGCTAAAATACTCACTCATCACGCCAGATTAGCATAGTGGCAGTGCGGTGCTCTTGTAAAGCATTGGCGACAGTTCGATTCTGTCATCTGGCTCGGTCGTGTAACGTTATTGTTGGCTCCGTGCGGTGCCCGGTCTTGATCACTCTGGGTAAAAAGCCAAGGCGGGTTGAGTTCCCCCCACGATCTATGCCTCTTTAGTTTAATGGTAGAACATCTGTTTCGTAATCAGATAGTCGGAGTTCGATTCTCCGTCGAGGCTCGTGAATAAATATGACGGACTCACTCTGGCAGAAAAAATGTTAGCCGTGGCATTGGAGCCCGTAGAAGAACTTGTGACCGAGGCACCGCAGGAAACTGAGGAAAGTCCGGACTCCTAAATGGAACCGTGTGGCCAGCCCTTAATCAGGCCCCACTAAGCCGAAACTTAAAAAGCAATGGTGCAGGGTAGGAGCAACCTCAAGCAGATATGGCGTGCCATTTCGTTTACATATCGGGTAGAGGGCAAAGATGGATGGTGCCTCTCGACAGAATCCGGCTTATAGGTCACAATTCATGTAACTACTAACAAGGGAAATAAATGTTTACAACCATTTTGCTGGCTGTACTTATTCTTACAATTATCGTCGGTGTTATCGTTTGGGGTCGCATTGATGCTTCCCAATCGGCAGACCACGAACTTACAAAGAAAGTTGTTGGATGGTCTACTGTTGGTGTTGGTGTGCTGACAGCGGCTCTTCTTATTTTCTCGACACTTGTTATCGTTCCGACCCGCGAGGTGGGTATTAAGTTGACCTTCGCCAAGCCTGTCGGTACATTGTCGAATGGTCTGCACGTCAAGGCCCCCTGGCAGAGTGTTGAGCACATGGATGCTGCCATTCAGACGGATAACCACGTCAAGGACGGTGGAGAGACTTCTGACGGTTCGCATAGCCTTTCTTGTGTGACCACCCGCATCGCTCACCAGGCTGTCGCCTGCGTAGACGTTACTATCAGGTGGCGTATTATTGACGACCAGGCGGCGCAGTTGTTCCAGAACTACCGTACCTTCGGAAATGTTCGGGACTCTCTAGTAACTCGTGACCTTAATTCAGCAGTGAATGCCACTATGGAAACATATGACGTGCTTTCTGTTGATGAGAACGGTCAGGCTACCGCGCCTGAACTGTCAGAGGTCGCTAAGTCTGTCATGGAGGAAATGAACGCTCAGATTGGCGATCAGATCGAGGTTCTACAGGTTATTATCCCCGTTGTCCACTTTGACGACGCCACTCAGAGTCGCGTCAATGCTCTACAGAGCCAGATTGCTCAGACCCGTATTGCAGAGCAGGCAGAGCGTACCGCTATTGCCCAGGCCAAGGCCAACAAGGAACTCGCCGCTTCGGTTTCTAACGATCCAAACGTGCTAGTGTCTAAGTGCCTTGATCTTCTGAACGAGTCTATTACTAAGGGGTATCCCCTTCCAGCCGGGTTCTCCTGCTGGGGTGCATCTAGTGCTATTGTGGTACCATCTGCTAAGTCATAACCAGAAATGTGATAAACTAGTCTGTAGACTAGTCTAACACAGGAGGTGTTTATTTATGGCAGCAGAAACAGCAGCACAGCGTTACGCCCGTGATTGGGCTTCGCAGAGCACGGAACGCAAGGACCGTGGACTTGATGCACAGCCAAACGAGCGCACCGACCGTCTTTACGTTCACAACGGATCGACTTCGGTTAACAAGAACAACTAAACCGCCCGGTGGGTGCGGTAAAACCCACCACTTGCCAGCGTAGTATAACGGTATTACACAAACTTGGTACGTTTGTGAAGGGAGTTCGACTCTCCCCGTTGGCTCCATAAAATTTTGGAGGGATATTGTGGAAGTAGTTGCTTTAGTTGTATCAGTAGCGTCCCTTATCCTCGTATTGCGTATTTTAAAGACTGAAAGAGATCACAACGTAGAGGTTGTGAGGGAATTAAAGTCTCTCGACAAGAAACTGGATAACCAGGAGAGCACGGTCGGAAATCTGTCTAGTAGGCTTAGTCTGTTGCTTAGGATGCTCCGTCAGCACATGAAGGATGGGGAAATTTTGGTGCAGGTCGGTACAGCGAATGACAGGAAATTGATCAACGCTCTACAGGCTGCCGGAATTTATGTACAGTTCGACGAGTTCCCTCAGACAGAATTGGGTAGGTCTAAAGTTATTGCAGAAATGTTGCATGGAGAGGAGATCTAATGGATAAGGTTTTCATCTTCAAAGACGTTGCCGGGGAATACCGCTGGACACGCAAATCTGCCAATGGTAGAATCGTAGCAGACTCCTCAGAGGGCTACAACAACAAGGAAGATTGTGTTGATATGGCTTTAAGGATCAACAAGGGCGCAGAGTTCTTTGTTGACGGCGTTTCGATTGCTAAGAGCCTGTGAATTGGCTCCCGTCGATAGTTCTGGCTTCTGAGTTTTACATTGTATACCTACAAGTGACAGGAAGGTTATGAGAATTCTCATTACCGGCGGTCGTAACTGGACCGACAGGGAAACAATTATGCACGCATTACTAGAGGCCGCTCGTGGACTTCATTGGGAAGATGTGACCGTAGTACATGGGGGCGCTCCTGGTGCAGACACAATTGCTGCTGAACTAGCGCATGGATTCGGTATGAATGTAGAAATACACATGGCTAATTGGCAGGAATTTCATCGGGCAGCCGGTCCCATTCGCAATCAGGCGATGGTAGATGCTGGTGCCGATATCTGTCTGGCGTTTCTGATGCCCAATTCTAAGGGTACCGCCGACTGTGTTCATAGGGCTAAAAAGGCCGGAATCAAGGTTAGGGAGTATTACAGTGAACAAGTTTAGGAAAAAGCCAGTAGTA